ACCTACATACACATTATCTTTACCAAACTTTTTTACAAGGTGCTGGTAAGTTCCATAGTGTCCTTTATGCATAGGTTGAAACCTACCCACATAGATAACTACTGTTTTTTTAATAGGATTTTCATCCTCAAGTAGTATTTGCTCTACCAAGTATTTTGAAAGTTCACTCATATGAATTACACACTATTAGTATATAAATATAAAGTATTGGATAATTAGTGATTTTTATAAGTAAAGGGATCTCTTTTTCGCAGTTCTTCTAATTTTTTTTTGTATACCTTATCCAATTTACGTTTCTTAAGATACATTTTAATAATTTTTACTATATTCATAATTTTGTATTTTTATTTACAATCATCTATTTTTGAAAGTATTGGATTTTTACAAGGCCATTCCATATTAAACTTAGTATCATCCCATCTTAATCTATTCTGATTATCTACACTATTAAATTCACCAGAGTATGCTAGTTTGTAATTCATAATGCTATCATCCTCCATTACATAATGTCCACTTGCAAACATTGGTGGAACTAATACTTGAGTAGCCGTTTCTGGTGATAGGATAAAAGATTCTGATTTACCATATTGTGGATTAGTATTTAAATTACCTCCCCTTAAATCTAATATTACTAAATAAATTTTTCCATGAGTACATGATATCAGTTTCCAAGTTTTGTTATCATAATACATTCCTCTCAAAACTCCTTCTTTTGATTTAACATATCCATCATGTTTAAATTTTAATCCTGAATTTCTATCAACTGCAGGTAATATTCTATCATAATAATCAGTATGATATGTTGTTGAGGCAGAACCTCTTAATTCATACTGAGTTGATGGTTGTATAATCTTTACCTGATTTAGTATACTTCCATGGTAGAAGTGAAAATCATTCCAATCTCTTTCTTTATAAAATATACTACGCCCTTGTGCCATAACTTTGCTTTTGTTTTTTAATAAAGGAATCCCAATCTTCTTGTGTTCCCCAATCAATGAAATCTCGTGTACTTCTGCTAAAAAATGTTTTTCCATTTAATAACATTTTAAAAATTACATGTGATATGTAGATTTCTCCTTCTTGTTTTATGGATTCATATGTATCTACAAATTCCCTTGCATCTGAAAATGTATACAAGCCACAACAAAAATCCGATGAAATTACATTCTTCTCTACAATCGTTAAAACTTCTCCGCTATCATTCTTTTTTATATATGATTTATTTCCAGGTGTTATGTTTGTACAATTATTCAAAGAATATGTACAAACTTCGTTTTTCTCAATCGTATCTATTTTAAAATAATCATCTGCATCCTTAATAAATATAGAACCTGTTATATTCTTTTTATCAATTGTCTGTGAAACTGTATCCGATGCACTATGTGTATCATTTTCAAGTAATAATAATTCGAAATTTGAAACATCTTTAAATTGTAAATTTACCAATTCAATGAGTTCATTTGTTAAATGTCTTTTTAATGCAACTATAATAATACGGTCAAATGTACTTAATGGTAATCCCTGAATTGATTCAAATACCATCAAATTTCCACTTGGATGTTCAAGTAACCATTTTGGTAGTTTAGTAGTAAATCTACTGCTTTTACCTGCACATGGAATTATAAGATTTCGCATAACTTATTAATATTAGTTTCTAAATATTTTTTTATTTTAACATTATTCGTATATGGATAAATACGTTGTAAATTAATTATTTGTAATAACTCATATTTTTCTATTGGATAATTTTCCACCAACCAATCATCAATATATGATAATCCAAGTTTTATTTTAGATAAATCGGTTACACTACTTATCATATTTAAAGACCAGTGTAGATGTGTATCTTGTCTTAACTTTACCAAATCCATAGTTGGTGATTCAATATATGAATCTAAAAAATCTATTAAATATATCTCATCCGTGAATATCATGTTTGAAAGAGTCATATCTCCATGAGCCAATCCTACCTTTATTCGTATATCAAGTTCATTATCTAGTAGTGGTAACAAAGCATCACCATTTGGTAATGATTTTAATTTATTTTTTAGTATCTGTACAGGTATCGTGGTTTCTCCAATAATACGCTCTTTAAAGTATCCATCTATTTTACGTATCAACCCATCTAAATCTCGTTTAGTTGCTAAAGTAAAAAATTGGGAAAACGATTCTCCTTGAATATATTCCATTGAGAAGGAATCATTATTTATTTCAATTACAGCAGGTGATTTAAAGTGATTGGATTTAAATTCTTTTTGTTTTAGTGCAGACTTTACTAACCTAATATCATCAATATCTGATGATTTTGACACAACATTTTCATGTAGTTTTAAATTATAGTTACTATGTCCTTTTACTTTAAAATCCAATCGTAATCTTTTATGTTATCAGTAATCTGTAATCTTACCCAGTCTGTTCCTCTTTCTGGTATTACACAATTTTTTCTAAATTCCACATCTCGTTCCATGTGTTTTAATAATGGCAAATCACGTTCTCTTATGTGAAACCAATTACATACAGATGGTATAAACTTAATTCCTCTATCATATAATTTAATTAATAATTCACTACGAGTTTTTTTTACATTTAATATGTATTCATCTGCGAAATCTTTATTTTTACATATTGTTTGTATCCATTTTAAAGTTTGACCAGATACTTCGTACATATCTCTATATTGAATCATAGAATCTATGTTTTGTTTCTGAGAAAATATTACTCCAAATCTAGCACCTGCAGAACCATATGCTTTTGAAAATGTTCGAGTAACATATAGATTGGGGTATTTATCTATTAACTCAATACAACTTCTTTCATTTGAAAATTCTATATATGCCTCATCTATTAAAGTAGGTACTCCCTTATCGAGTATTCTAAGTATGTCATAATATGAAATTGCATCTCCTATTGGTGAAGATGGATTTGATATAATTACAATAGAGTTTTTAGTAATAGATTTTAAAAAAGATTCAATTGGAAACTTTATTATATTATATGGTATGGAGTGTATTTTTAAATCATACATTTGTCCATATACTCCAAACATAGGAAATGTAGGTTCTGAAATTATTAATTTTTTTCTTCCCCTTAACCAATGTTTTTTTGAATTAGACTGTACAAAGTACTTTATACATCTATCAGAACCAAATCCCATTAAAAAGTTATCATTTCCATAAAAATCAGATAATGGTTCTTTGAGTTCTTCCGTGTTTGGATAAAACCTTAAATCATCTTCTGTGAGTGAATCTTTATAATCTTTAAATACGTTTGCCCAAGATGTATTTCTTTCTGCAGAATGCAATCTTAGTTTTTTGTGAGATATCGATGGGTTAAATTTTCTTTGTATCATACAAATCTTCCTCTATAATAATCGTGATTGTGTTCTTGTTGTTTATTGAATTTATTGATTTCTATATATTGTTCCCTTTGTGGAAGTTTTGAAAATCTTTTTAATTCTGATAACATTGATGGTGTCATAGATACTTTACCATCCCTAGTTTCATCTATTTCTAATATTGTAAAATGTCTTTCTAATACATCAATACCTTGAAATATTGCTAATTTTGTTGTAAGTAAATTATCTTCATGTGGATTGGAATGATCACTATAACCTACTTTATCTAAACCAAAATAAAATCTATAAAAATCTATATTTTGTAGATTTGCCTTTTCTAAAGGAGTTGGATAAACACAAGTACATCCAAGTAGGCAAAAGTCTATATTCATTTCTTTAAGATTGGTTACAGTTTTACTTATTTCATCTAAAGTTAAACTTGATGCAGAAAAGTATAATGTTTTGAACTTTATATCTTTTAATAATTTACCATATCCAAACGCAGGTATTGAGTATCCAGATAGTTTCAAATTATCATAACCCAATGAATTAAAATATTCTGTGTGTCTTGGTGTGAATAATGTAGTCATAGATTCTACATCATGTTCCTTACATTTATCTATAAAGAATTTTTCATCTTCCCATGATAATTCAATACCCTTTAATCTTTGGTACTCTTCCTTATATGGTCTAAACTCTTCATACTCTTCTCTCTCAGTAAACGTATCTGCTTTAATGGATTGTATTTTTAATATATCACTATCCACAGCTGCAAACTCTATCATAGATTCTAGAATAGCTCTATCACCATTATGATTTTGACATAACTCTGAGATTATTTTCATAACTAATTTATTTTTTCGATTACTCTATTATATGCTTTTTCTTGAGATTCCAATGCAGTACCCCCAACATGTGGTGTTATTATAATTTTATTATTTTTTATTGATAATAAAATAGAATTTTTAACACTATGTTCATTTTGGATAACATCAGTTGCATATCCTTTTATTTTATCTTCATTTATTAGAGTTAAAATATCCAATTCATTGATAATCTCTCCTCTACTTGTATTTACTATATATATTTGTTTTTGAAATTTTGATATATATTCCGAATCTATCATACCAATATTTTCATCACGCAAATCTACATTTATACTTAAGAAATCAGTTTCATTAAAAAATTGACTATCTGTATAATTTATATCTGATGTGTATACATTTTTAAATATTGGTTTACAGATATGTTCAATCATTTTTCCTAATCTACCATATCCAAGAATACCAAGAGTTTTTTCATGTAACTCTACAATATTTTTTGTATTTCTTGGTAGTGATAACATTAAATATAAATTGTGTTCGGCAGTTGACCATATGTTTTCCAAAACCTTGTCATTTTTAATTGAAATAACAGGTATTGATACATCTATATGATTTGTTCCAGTTGATGGAGATACTACCATAGATATTTTTGTATTTTTTATAAAATCATCTGTTATTTGAAACTTTTGGTAATTTGGTGCAGAAAACAAATAATCACTAGTTTGTATACTATACTTTTGTTCCAATTCTGTTAAGTCTGATAAATCTAAACATTTGTATTTAGATTCAACATTTTTTTTAAAATTTGGTAAGTGCTTGTATGGTGTTAAAAATGCAATTCGTTTCATGGTGTGTAAAATGTTTCTGGTAATATCCATTCTTTATAGTTTTTACCAGTTTTCCAATATTCATGCTCACAATTTATTATTGCAACTTTATTATCATTACTTCGTGTCATAGATACTTCGGAATTTATACAAAATAAAAATTCATGTATATCTCTATCATTTATTCCAATTACACGTTCTTCTATGTACATACAAATTCCACTAAAATTATTTTTTGTTACTAGCTCTTTCCAGTTATCAGCGGAAGGTGTAACAAAACATTCATCAAGAGATACGTAATTTGGTTGAAACGCAAACGTTTTAGAATTTGAAAATACATCTTTCAACAATTCCTTATTTTCTTGTAAAAAATTGTAATATTTTTTTAGTAATTCAGTTTCATTATCTGAAAACATCCCATCTTCGTTAGGAATCATAGTATCCCACGGCATATCATTATTGAAAACCATAGCCCCATAGCTATCATATGATTCTGATATACTGTTTCCATATTTTATTCGAGGCGGATATCCCCCTTTATGTTTACTATAGATATAGTATAAATGATGTTGGTTTATATTGTTTTTATTATCCGACCTTAGCGCGTTACTCGTATATATGTAAAATTTGTTATTTGATAATAATTTATAAAAGTAATTAATAGATTTTAGTGATTTATACGTATACAAAGTAGATGAGTGGTAACTACGTTTAAGTCCTCCTAATAAAGTGTTAGGTTCTTTAATATCAAAACACTTTAGTATAGTAATATCATGTTCTTTGTGTGTTTTGAATCCTCTATCATAGTCAGTACCTGTAACATTTGGTGTTGAGAAACTAATTACTTTATTATTTTTATCTACCTTAGAATTTGGTCTATAAACTTTAAGTAACTGCTCAATTGATTCAATCTTTGTAATATAGTTACTCGAATTCATTTTAACATCAACATTATGTTTTTTATTTACATAAATTAATACATTTTTTAAATTGGTTCGTGTAAAAACACTAGCCTGTGCTCTTGTTTGACCTGGATGAATTATGAAACTATAATTATTTATTGAATCATCATTAAGATTTAGTGTTGTATTATCATACGATTCATCATTAGAAGATTGGGGAAAAACTCTAACTTCCTTATATAAAGCTTTTGCATATGGTTTAAAACTTACATGTAGTGGTAAATTTGAATCAAAATCACAATCAAGTAATTCATTTACTATATTAATACGTTGTCTTAATGTAACGGGACAATCACCATGCTCAAAATACTCATCTATAAGTTTGAATGTATTTGAGTAATCATCAAGTGATTTAAATAATCCTGAGTTATCATACATCCACCTATTTCTTAATGAAAAAGATGCATCATTTCCACAATCTCTAGCTGCAACTATCCATGGTAATGACGTAACATGATATATATCTTGTTTTGATAAAATTTCATTTATCATAGATTTATCATACTCTGATATAGTCATAATTTATATTTAGTTACTAGTTTTTATATTTTCTAGCATTGGTACAAGTTCTTTATATGAACAATTTTTACAATGAGATGTTGGATTGTTTGTATTACATCCATTTTGTACATTTTGAAAATCTTCTGAACTTCGTATATCATCTAAACTTTCTTCAAATAGATTTCCGAATGGTTCAGCTGCGGTATTTAAACAACACATCTTTACATTACCCTCTACGGTTGTATATAATCCTTCATTAACCCAATAACAATCTTCATAATCCCATTTAGATTTTCCTTTTACATTATCACCCCAAGATTTTAAATACTGTAGTTGTTCATTAGTATATCCACCAGGCATACTCTTATCTTCACTCCAATCTTGTGCAATATTTAAACGAAGTTCTTCTAAACCATATCCATCTACGATTTCATCACTTACTCTCTGTATATCACTTACGTTTTGAGGGTTTACAACATAATTACAAGTTACTCTACAACCACGTCTATCCATTTCTTTGAAATCTTTTAGAAACGTTAATAATCTACTCCACTTTGCAGGGGAACGGTCTCTTTCATAACTTTTATCATACCCATCAATTGAAAAGTATAGTAAATCAATATATTGTAATGCATCTTGAAATCGTTCCCTTAGAGGCCTTCCTTCACCAATATTATATTGACAATTGGTAGCAACTATTAAGAAAGCATCTGGAAAATATTCTTTAAATATTTTACATACTTCATTAAATTTTGGATGTAACATTGGCTCACCCATTCCCATTAGTTTAGCTTCAGTTATTGGGTGATGTTTTATACTTTCCATTAAAGTTCTAAACTTTTCGATGGGCATGTGATTCAATGCACCAATTACTTCATCTCTATTACAAAATGAACAAGCAAGATTACAATAGTTTGTAGTTTCTAAGTAAACATATGTGATTGGTTTATTCATTATATATAAGTTTTGCTAATTTAAAATCTAATTCAGTATCTACATCAATTAGTTCATTTTCACTCCAATCTGTTACAAGTGGAAATGGATTATCTTTTGTGTTTGGAAACAATTCCCATTCAGATAACATATAATTTTTTTCATAAAACACTAAAGAGTGTGTGGCTAAATAAACCCAAGGTCCTGCAGTTGTAGATAATCTATCATTTGGTTTAAAATTTATTGGATTTTTTGTTTTATCCCAAAAAAAGTTTCTTTCTTTCTGAACCGTTATTGCACTCTTACAATCCGATTGTTTAAACCAATCTATTAATTTCTGCAGCTCCTCTACTTTAACAAACGGTTGACACGGATTATAGTTTACTATAAACTCTGATTTTACATTTTCTAAATGTCTATACATTATCGAGTGATGACAATTACCTGGTGCAACCGAATCATAATCTCTATTTAGTATTTGTACCCCATCAATAACTTTATCTTTTAGTTCTTGGTCATACACTGCAAGATACTTTTCATCCACATCCAACTTACTTAAATTATCTAAGGCAATATCAATCAATGTTGTATTACCAAAAGGTCTTAAATGTTTATTAGGACATCTAGTACTTGTTTTTCTTGCATGTGCAATTGCTGCAATTGTTTTCATAATATTTTTTCTATTTTAATAATATCATCAGGCGTATCTACTGAAACTCCATCGTATTCTACATTTATACATTTTATACAAATCCCATGTTCAATAAATCGTAACATTTCAACATCTTCTATATTTTCTAATGTTGATTTTCTATACATGCCTAATCTATAAAATTCATCCAAATCCTTTTTTAAAAACCCATAAATTGGTACATGTTTATATGCGTTTATAAAATTTTTGTTTTTTGTAGTTGGGATTGGTGATCTAGATGCAAATAGTAAACTACTATCATCTCCCGTTACTACTTTTACAATATTTGGATTTCTAAATTCATCTTCTTCATATATTTTTGTCTTACATGTTATAGTATATTTATTTAACTTACTATATTCATATAAATTAGATATCACACTTTCTGTAATCATCGGCTCATCACCCTGTACGTTTATTATGTATGTATCATCACTAAACTTTTTGGATGCTTCTGCAACTCTATCAGTTCCAGTTAAACAATCACTAGAGGTAAGTATAACATTGTAACCATACTCCATACACATCTTTTCAATCCGTATATCATCAGTTGCAACATAAACAGATTCTTTACCAAATGAAGATTCACAAGACATACATGTTCTGATTATCATTGGAATTCCGTTTAATTTAATTAACGGTTTTCCAGGCAATCTACTTGATTCAAATCTTGCAGGTATAATGATTACCGTATTCATATTTTCCCTACCCATACGTTTCCACTAATTTATCACTAATATAAAATTGTAATTTTTTATTTTTTTTATCTATAATCATTTTTGTTCTATATTCACCAAAATAATCACCCAATTTCATTTCCCATTGTTTGTTTGATAAATCATCAATAGTAACATAGTTACTCAATTTCTTATATGGAGATTGTACAAATATTGGAACTGCACTACCCAATGATGATAAGAATAACATTCGGTGAGTACCCCTATCTAACATATAACTTGTACTATTATAACAAATTGGATATATTATTCCATTTTTTTTCATATTAACATATTGCCTTTCATCCAAATCAATTCTCCATGCAAATTCTTCATACGTTCTAAAGAAGTTTGTTATTGAAATTTTAGTAGGATATTTTATATCAAAAAGTGCAGATACTTCATCTATCGATTCTTTACTTAAATCCGTTTTATCAATCTCTTTCATAAACTCCCTATATATTTCTATATTTGGATTTGAATGTACTGCTTTCTGATATTTATCAAAGAATATACTTGGAATTTCTAAATACATGAAAGAATCCCATGTTTTGTTTAACCCAGTCATATCCATTGATACCACATCTGATTTGGTTACAGTTTCCGTATTATCATCATTTCGTATCCAATGGCATTTCGGAGGATATCCCCACCAAAATCCATCATCATCCTTTTCATCAACATCAGAATTAAATGGAACTGTATTAGTTCCATCATTTGCTTCTGATTCTAAATTACTTTGTATTCTAAGTTCTGTTTCATTATACAAATCGATAACCTCTTGATATGGTATAATATCAAATGGCTTAAGGTGTTGAAATACATCAAATAAATATTTTACTTTACTTTTCTTCATTTATATATCTATACAATTCATTTGCAAACAATACATGTCCATCTCTACTTGGATGTGCAGGTGTATTTTTATTTGATTTCCATTCATCTTTTTCAAATAATGATTTATCATTAAATTCATGTAAAAATGATGAAATATTTTTTGAATCAAACTCCCAATATTTGGTTTTATCTATTAAATCAATTTTATCATATTCTTTAGAATATACCATAGATTCAAATGCATCAATCATTATATAATTTATATTATTATGTTTTAAATATTTTTGAAGTATCATTATAATATTTTGATTGTACATTGAATAATAATAATCATCATACATATCTGTTATGTAAAACTTTGTATATTCACTCATGAAAGATTGGATATCGTTATTTTCTGGATCATCTAATTCATCTTTTAAACTTTCTTTGATTTCGATTCTACTATCTGCGATACCGTTTATTCTATCTCTTTTCTTAAAATTAGAGGGAAAGAACGATGGAGTATCTCGTAACGAAGAAGTAAATGATATTAATACAAAATCATCAGAAGTTATTGATTCGCTGAATACCTTATTAAGTATATCAATATTAGAACAACCATTTTCTCCTAAATTTAGATAATCACAATTAAACTTATCTGCTAGAAATTTTGTGAAAGAATTATTTATTCTAAATTTTCTCTGATGTTTTCTAGATTCTGCTTTATCCTCATGATTATCAAATATTTGTTGTTCGTGTTCTCTATCAGTTCCCAATCCTGCTGTAAAACTATCTCCAAATGATACTATTCTTTTCATATTTCTAAATATTTTACAAAATTATCAAAATCTAATAAATTATAATTAGACCAATCAGCTGAATCATACACTCCATCTAAATCAGATAATTTAAACACGTTCCAATCATCTACTAGTACTATAGGAAATAATTTAGCAAAATGCTCAGTAACTACGTTTCTATGACATATTGGAATTATTTTAAGATATAAACACTCCCACATCCTATGACAATCTATTCCGTTTCCTTCTGGACTTAAACAGAATTTGTATCTAGCTAAATCTTTAACGTACTCTTTAAACTTTAACCTTTTACTTTCAGTTAAATTTAACCTAACTCCTGCAGCATAACATAATGGTCTCCAGTATTTTCTCTGTCCTCCTATAATTTCAAAGTTAAAATACACCAATTCTGTTTTAGGTATATCGTTACCAATTACTGAATTGAAGTAATCCAAATCTCCCCACTCCCATCTACTATTAGCTAATCCTATAGGAATAGGAATTAATCTCTCATGAGTAGTATTTACATTTTGACTATATATTTTTTTAATATTGGGTATATCAAAAAGGATTTTATGAGCTTCATTAAAAGAATCATCAGACTGATGAAGTATTAAATCAAAAGGGTTTTTGAATTTTTTAAGTTTATCAATGAACTCACTTTCAAGCAATTTAGGTTTAAATCTATTCAAAAGAGAACTATTTGCGTATACTAAAGAAGGGTTATTATAATTCTCAAAATCAAATTCATCGATATCCAACCATAAACTATCTACATTACTACTTTCGAAAGTTGTATGTTCTTTTTTACTAATCCCTACATGACAAATATCTTGCCATTTTTCTCCTGATATTATATTCATTTTTGAATTCTTTTATTTTCATCTATAATAAACTTAAAAATATTTAGATTCAATTTTTCTTTTTCTACAAATGATGATAGGGCGGATACATCCTTTGGTAAACACGAACCACCAAATCCCTTAAACTCTTTACTATAACCCAAATATTCATCTTCACCTACGTTTTCTAATAAAAATGCATTTAGTACTTGATTATAATCTACACCTAAATGGTTACTAAGTTCTCCATATGTAGTTGAAAAGATAGTTCTTAAAGCTTTATAAGAATTAGAATAATATTTAGCGAGTTCTGATTCTGATGGTTTTACTTGTGTAACTGTTTTAGGATAATGTCCATGAGAATTAACTACATCTAAATATGCTGATTTATGAGTAGTTCCTACGATAAGTACATTGTGGTTTTCTGTAAAATCCTCATACCCACATCGTTCTCTTAAAAATTCAGGTACATGGGCTAACTTTAAATCACTATACTCATCTTGTAGTTTTGCAGTAGTACCTGGTTGTGTTGTAGATTTAATGGCTACTGTTCCTTTATATTCATACTCTGATAATTTCCTTACTATTTGTTCTACTATTGAAACATCACACGAACCATCTTTATTTTGTTTTGTAGGAACACATATATAAATTATATCACTACTTAGAGTACCCTCTAATGAAGATTCAGTTATTTTAATATCATAAACATATACCGAATGATTTAGTTTCTTAAATGCTTTTGTAATTGCAGTACCAACCATTCCATAACCTATAACCCCTACATTCATATAACCTTTTTTAAGTAATCAGATATTTTTTCATACGCATTGAATTCGTATGTTTTTCTTTTATATAAATATATATCTACCAAATTTTGAATATTTTTTAATGAGAATTCATCACTAATATCATGTGAGATCCCAAGTCCCATTTTTTCTATTAACTTTGCAGTTTCTATTATCTCAGATGAATCTGATTTATCATAAACACAGATTGGAAATGTGCCATTTTCTATACAATGAGTTAACATTCCAATTCCAGGTCTGATTACAAATATTGAATCGTTATCACTATCACGTAAATCATTGGAAATCAGATAGTTATCTTTATATTTTTTAGAAATTTTATTAAAAAAGTTTGTATAGTTGTCCAAGTATGATAAACTTGGTTTTACAATTACAATTTTTTTAAAATTATTAGTTGGTTTTATTATCTTATATTCACACCCCCATCCAAATTGTATTTTATTTGAATGTTTTCGTAATGTACCAGTTTCTACATACTTGTTGGTAATTATTCTTGGTGTGTTTTCTTGAATTAAATTAGAATCAAACGTACTTAATTCATTTGTACCGAATTTATTGAAATACACATCATGCCATAAAAAAGAACCCATTAAAATTATATCTTTTCTATGAAGTAAAAGCCCTGCTACATTATCACTCACAACAACATCATAATCAAACAAATGAGTTTTGTTTTCATTTATCCAATCCATGTATTGTTTAAAATAAATTTTATTATTTTCAAGTACTTTATCCCATCTTATATTTTCAATATTATAAAATTTAAAACTTATAGGAAGTTCGGATATTTCTTTATTAAATTTATCGTATTGATATTTTTCACAGAATATAGTTACATGAAAGTCTTCTAATAAATTCTTAGAAACTTCTACAACTCTTTTTAAGTGACCGTATCCATTTGAACATGTAAAAAATGCTATTGTTTTCATTATAGTTTATCAATATTCCAAACCTTCATCATTTCACCAACAACTGGCTCATAATAATCAACATAGTTTTTAGAATGATATCTAGTCTTTACTATTGTTTTGATAAGTTTATCAATCAAATTAGAATCAGATGAGTCTTTAAAATATTTATCTTTAAACTGAATCATTTTTTCTTTAGATTCAAATTCTTCATAATAAACATGTGTTAGCTGATGTTCCTTTTGTATGGTGTGTATCATCTGTATTTCATATGTAAAGATACGTAATATGGTGTTCATCCATTCAATTGAAGGAGATACTTCTATAGGTAAATGTGTTCCTAAGTATATATGTTCTGCTTCTATCTTATTTAACATCTTATCGTGGAATATTTTCATATTTTCAGGCGTCTGTGATTCCACATCTACAAACAATCCCTCGTTTATTAAATGTTGCCACAATGGAAGTGATAATAAAACATTTTCTTTATTTTTACGTTCTAACATTATGATATTATATTCTTTTTTTAATTTTTCAAACCGATTGGTAGAGTATAAAAATGATATAACAACAGGATTGTTTAATAAAATAATATCGTAAATTCCATCCTCGTGTAATACTTGTGATTCAAATTGTTCTATTAAATTATTTTGTGTTTCATCAAAATTAATTTCTCCAATATAGTTATGTGGAAATTCCTCACCAATTGCACTTAATATAATACTTTTTAATTGTGTACCACCGGATCTATAATGTGATAGTATTATAGTTCCTTTTTTGCTTTTATCTATTATCATAATTTAAATTAATTTTGGTTGATACCATTCTCTAAAATATTTATCCATAGCTCTGTATCCCTTTGGCGTTAGTAAATCTAAATCAGTAGGACATCCATCTTTTATTAATGTTTCAAGATAATCAACTCCAACTTCAGTTGTTATTCCATAATCACGACAATACTCACCTATCAGAACACCTGGTCCCATGATATCATAATTTTTATAATTTGGTATTTTTTTATTTATTTTTTGTTGTCTATAAAAATACATGTTTATCATTAAATCCATGGTATATGAGTTTGATAAAAATACACAATCGTTTATATTAAACATATCAAATTCATGAGGCATATGACCACCATGTGTAGTGAATAGTTTATTATTAGAATATATTTCTTTAAAATATTGGTATGATGCAGAATTAGTTTTTTCTTGTTCTATCACAGGCCATGATGGTCCATTATGAGGATTAAAAATAACATCAGGTCTAGATTTGATAACTATATCATATTCAAAACCATTTTCTAGTTCATATTCACGTTTTAATAATATAGATTGTGAAAATCCATAAAACAAGGAGCTCCAATGGTCGTTTCCATTAAAAAAATGTTGTTTTTTAGAATCTAATATTGATTTTTTAGGTTTGTAAGTTTGAATAAATCTATCATATTCTTCTCTATTTATATCTCTATTTACATAATCAGCGCTGATATGTGTTCTATCACCACTATAATCCCATGTGTGTGTGAAGTAATCTATTTCATGTCCACCATACGACCAATGATTTATTTGATTGGAGTAGGCGAGTTCCCAGTTACGTAACTGGCCACTTAAACAAACTGCTATTCTCATTGTTAAAAGTTTTTAATTCAATTCTATGACTGATACAATCACCATAGATATTATTATTAGTTCTACTAGAATTTGCAGCTATTGCAAATACAAATGAATTACAATACATAATATCTTCATTAAGATAACATTCACTACTGTGGCCACTATGGTTTATTTCTTGAGTAAATAGTACATTGTAGGTTACATCGATATTATTAAAATATTTTGTGAATATCAACTCTTTTAAATTTTTAAACAATGATATATTGTTTAATATTAAGTGACCTGTGTAAAATTCATCATTATCTAATTCATGTTTTTTAATTTTAGTATAACATTCTTCAATTGTACCAACGTATAAATCAACATGAGGTGGAAACGAATAATTTAGTTCTTCTGAAATTATTAATGATATTTTTCCGTTGTAAAAATTAGTGTTCATTAAGTATTTTTTTAATTAAATTATCCTTTATATTATAATTATTAATTAAATCAGAATTATGTTGTAATACCTCTTTCATATCTACAATCATATTAAACACGTTTTCAATAGGCATTTTTGAAATCTTAGTTGATATATCCATTACCATTTTAAGTCTTTTATATCCATTTATTTCATTATCATATGATTCATCCCACCATTTTGAAAATGTTTTAAACCCATTTTTCTTCATTTGTTTTAAATGTTGATATGGTCCAAATTGAATTACAGGATGTCCACAAAACATTGGATTATATGTAGAACTATGTAAATGACATGCATTTTCTTGAAATGGAAATGCACACATTACCAAACTTATAAGAGAGTTCTTATAATGTATTGGGTCAAATGGTAAATCTGCATTAAACATACCTACTTCATGACCAGGATCACCAACATTTGTTTCATCTGTAACATCTATGTGAAATGGTGTCTTTGAACGTAGTGAGTTTATATTATCGGTTGTTGTTAAATTCTCAAAAATACTAGCGGCTACTGTGTGTTCACCCATATCTTGGAATTGTGGAAAACTTACTAAACTATTTTCTAATATATTGTTCTTATTCATGTGTAACATAAATAAATTACGTTCCCATCTATCGGTTCTGTTAACCTTTAAAAAATGTTTTATATTATGTAAGTTATCCTTTTTATATTTTAATTCATCTTCCATGATTATACTATCAGGTAAACATGGTATTTTTTTTAATCGTTGAATATCATGGACATTGTACATAAATGAAAATAGGTTTATATATTTTCTAATATTATTACTACTCTTCCATTTTTCATGAGTTGATTCTGCTAATAAATTGTTAGTTACAAAATATAATTTATCTGCTGGTAGATTTAACTCATCAATTGATTTATATATTATATTTAAAAACTGATTATATGGTGCACCTTCCATTGTATCATCAAACACTAATTTACCATATCCATTACGAACATTATCTAATATGATTTTTGGAATTTTATTTATATGCTTAGCCCATAAATTTGTATTATGATGAACACATACAAAATATATAAATGGTTCTTTAAAATCAAATTCTTTCACATGTACTGCATCTGTACCGAATGTATTAGGCAAACTTGAATGTGAAAACAATGGTCTATTTATCAAAATTCCCCTATTATCAAGTTCTTTAATTTCACTCACATCATCATATAACTTTAAAATAGATTCAGAGGCATCATGCATACTACATTGATTAAATGCATCAATTACGTGTTTCATAGTAGTTTATGTATTTTATTTGCAATTAATTTACATTGTTCTATGTTCGGATGACTTGTATAATCAATTTCATCCTCTGGAATAAAAATCTCTATAATATTAGAATAATCAATTTTATTTATTAATCCTTCTAAATCATTAAAATATGTTTTACTCTGTATTGTACCTTTCCAAACTATGAATTTATAATCAAATCCTTCAGTTTTTAGAAATGATTGTAAAGATATAATATTTACTAAATGATTAATCATTTGATCCTTTTCTAAGTTTTTATCTAATTTTATTAAAGATTCATAATATTTAGAATAATGATAAAGTGGTAGTTGGTATTCCTCTTTTTTATATAATTCATCTATTTGAATACGTGATAACTTATCTAGGTGGTTGTATGGTGATTTGGCTCTTCTCCATGAACCAATTTTAGAATTAAATTCACCCATTTTTCTACCGATATCAGCAGGTGTGATGTTAACTGTCATTCCATCAATTAGAAAACCATAACGTGGTGGCCATGTTAATCCAATAATTACCAAAGTAGATGATGCATCAAACTTAGATAAATGACTTATACTATTTAATTTTATATTATCTAATGATTGCCCGTTTGCTGCTAAACTATTCATAGGTACTCCAAGTAAATTCGATAACAATACTGGCCAAGTATTTTCATCTAATAGTTCATGCCCTGCCGTATAACTACATCCGTTTACATATATGTTTTTATATTCTTTCATATATGTAATTTTAAATAATTTGCCCACTTCTGATGTGATAGCTCAGTTGGGTGATGATTATCAAATAAATCAACTTGCTTATGTTCTTTTAGTGTTGTGAGTATAAATTCTTTAAATGTTATATCTAGAAAATTACTCTCACGTAACTTTATGTATTGTTTTTTTATTTGAAGATTTTCTGATGAAAATGGTATTCTTTTAATAGCTTTTATTAAATTAACACTATCCAATATACCATGTTTCGATGGGTCATTTGTTGCTTCAAATGTTTCATAGAATGCATCAAAAAATATATGTTTTATATTATGTGAATTTAAATAAGTATGTATATTGATATTTTGAATTAAGTATCTCATAATATACTCTTCTTGATTCCAAAAATAAGTAGTATATAATTTGGTAAATTCTTCAAATCCATTAGATGGTGTATGGATAGCAGGTGATGCTGGATATATAGTTTCCCACCTACCTGAATCAGATTCATTCATTATATCTCTATAATAGAAATCCTTTCTTTCAGGAGAAGTCCATCCTACTATTACAAAAATTTCATCTGCATTATATTTTTCTAATAAATTTCCAACTTGTGATATTACTCTTTTTTCTATACCATCATTAGATGAACCTGCATGTGAAGTATTACGTACCTCAATGTTAGTTAGTTTTGATAACTTATCTGGCCATACTTTTGGTAATCGGTATGCATCATTATCTCTGTGGTCAATATTTGTGATACCACGTGCTTCTAATTTAGGATCTATTATATCACCAGCTGTCCAACTATCTCCCTCGGTTAGTATTATCTTTATATTATTATTCATTATCAACCCATTCGTTTTTGAATAAAACAGGGTGGAATCCATTACCAGACATATCCATTAATTTATAATACGTTCGTTTTGAAAAATCAGTAGAAAATACATTTCTTAAACCACTAGTACCATACTCATATGCCTTTTTTAACCAAGAATTATAATCAGTAAAAAACTCAGTCCAACTCAACTCATCTGCCGTACTAAGTTGAATACTTATTTTTGAAATATCTCCACAGAATATTGATTGATGGGTTTCTGCTATTAATGTTGCACAACCTATCCATGTGTAAGAATCTGAATAATCAATTATATTATCATAGTTCATTTTTTCAGAAAGCTCAGATTTAGTTTCTATTAATGTAAATTCTTTCCTATTAAGGTTGTGATTTAAAACAATATCATAATATCTATCTTCTTCAATCTCCCCATTATTGAAATCCCAATTTAAATCGAACTCCATACGTTTTTCCACATCCGTTCCTGTTTCGATATCATGTGACCAAAAAACCCATCCTATTTTTTTATAAATCAAACCATTATCTCCTCTATATCCGTTATGAAATATTCCAGCATGTTTACCATTCTTTGCAATTACTGCTCCATTGTATACACCTGTTTCTTCTATAATTTTATTTATTTTTTTTGTATCTGGTTTAAATCTACAATATATAGAAAAATCTCCCTTAAGTAAATCTTGCATATTATAGTTAACTAAATTGTATTTATCTCCGTTTGCAAAGAAAAATATATTATTTTTATCTATTATCATAATTTTATAGTTTGTGTATGTTCGTAAAAATCTGCTAGTTCTGGATAAACTTCTTTAAAATTAGTTTCTCTACGTCTATCATGTTCTTTAAAGAACACCCCAAAATCACGTCTTTGTTTTAACAGCTCCTCTTCGTTTCTATCGGTAAGCATCCAATCATATGTTCTTTTTACTTTTTGTATCTCAACATCAGAATATCCCACATGTACATGTTCAAATTTTGGAATACCAAGGTAATCCATGTGTCTTGCAGCATCTTTTATTTTTATAGCCCATTCTTCTGGTAAAACTTTTACAGTTTGGTGTTTAGGATATCGTAAATAAGATGTATCTAAAAATACTGCAGAGTTCCAATATCTATCACTCGAAGTATATTTCATCTTTAAATCATAAATATAATCTATTAATTCTTTATAACTTGGTACTGATAGTGCATTAAAGGTTGACATTACCGTGATGCTAACTCGCTTACAACTTGCAAGAATTTTATTTACATTTTTATCAAATTGTTCCCAATTCAATCCGTTTCTAATGTACTCTGCTTGTGCACCAAATCCATCAACAGATGTAAATATAATAAATTCTTCTACAAGTTCCCTATCTTCAATTGCTTGAATTTTTTCTATTAATCTATCAACCAATTTATCAGGAATTCCTAAATTAGAATTTATTGCTAATCTTAATTTTTTGTTTGGATTGGGTTCGTTTATAATATAATCCAATACTCCCCACGTATCCTTACTCATAAGTGGTTCTCCACCTGTAATTCTGAATGTATGTAAATCTCTATATAAATCTGGCCACCATTTCCAAAATGCTTCTACATATGGATTGTGTTCTGTATGTAATATAGGAACTTTTCCTTCTCCAATCAATCCATCCAAATCATTAAATTTATCAAGTGTTGGATATGCTCCTTCTGCTTTTACTTCTTGCATCCATGCTGATGAAAAAGAAGGTCCACAATATGAACATTTAAAGTTACAAGCGTTTGAGAATGCAACTTCTACGTATTTAGGATTGTAATCTCCCCTCCAACCCAAATCTTTAATTTCTTGCATGTGTGGAAGTGACCAAGATTCTGCTGATTTAAATACCCTATCTGAAAACTGAGGTGATGCATCTTCAACATCCCAACAATAATGACATTCTTCAGGCCTTCCACCTTCTAACATTTCTTTACGAATACGTTTTTTATAACGTGTATTATGTAATGCAGAAGGGTTTCGTTTTATCTCACTTTCATTTATCTTATGTGTTGTTGGGTGATGACAAGAATGAGTATGTCCCATTTGTAAGTGAATTGTAACTTGTGTCCACTTAGCTAAACAGAATCCACATCCTTGTGCATCAAGTTCTTTCTTAGTATTAAGATAGATTGGATTGTTAGCAAAAGCTAAAGAAGGATCCTTTTTTGGTGTTTCACTCATAATTTTACGTTTATTAATTTTGCTTTTGGTGTTATCTCTTCAATTTCAAGTAATTCATATTCCAACTGTTCAATACCATCGGATTTATAATCCCACGTTCCTTGTTGCATCTCGTGAATGTACCTTTTCTCATTTCGAGCAGTAGTTTTTCCCTTTGCCCAAACATCATTTCCATTTGAATCCTTAACCATACCTTCATCCTTATGTGGCAAACAATTCATTTTTCCATCTTTACGATGTGGTATAACGGTATGTGGAATTTTAATTTCTTCTTTATTAAACATCCCTCTTGTTATTTTACCATCTATACCATTACCACTCAAATCAATAGCTATTCTTGTTGAATCAATTTGTTCTTTGTTGTTAAAATCATAGTGTAACACAAGTTTATCGGTTGGTATTTCTTTATGTATGTTTGAAATCTCATCTGAATCTAAACATCGATTCCACATCATTACTTTAGCTATATCACCCTTAAACCATTTATTGGGTTCTGTTTTAGAAGTTGAAGTGGTTGTTCCTAAATAATAATCATCTAATCCATATGATTTTAATCTATCTTGATATTTAAGTGGTGATTGTGTACCATGTCCATGTCTTGCATCTGATTCTTTACCATTTAAATAAAAGTGTATATTTTGTTTAGATGTATCAACACTCAAGGTAATCCATGCCCATTGGTTTTCATATCGTTTTATCCATTGATACAAATGATTCTGAGTACTATCCCACAATTGAGCAGTATATGCTCTAGAGTTATTATAACTCAATCCATAATCATATCCTGGTCTTCTTAATATTGGATATTCACAGAACCTTCTATCATCATCACCTATTAACCAAATTGGAACTTTTTCTTCTTGTTGATTTGCTCTTACTAATACTGATATAGTGTGGGAACGAGAGGTTAATGATTTTAATTTCTTATGTCTTGGTATTTTTACAAAACTATTTTTACCGTTAAATGATAGGTAGTTATCTAATTTACTTGAATAATCAAGATACGTATCATTTGCATATCCTTCTAAAGCACATCTCCAAAACAAATCATCATCTTCCATTCCCCAATCCCAATAATCATTTGAATAACCATTGGTTCTTTCAACTTGTTCTTTTGAGAATATAACAGCTCCTCCAAAATACTCTTCATATTTTAGATTATAATCCATTTGGGATATTGAAGTTGCAATATGTATTGGAGTTGTATTAGGAAAAGAATAATCTGCTCCACCATCTTCTTCAGGTATCATATCAATATCATGCCAAACTATATAATCACACCCATCTTCAAATGCGTGTTTTGCAGCAACGTTTTTCATTGCTCCTCTATTAAATAATTTATCATCACATTGATGACCAAAATACATACAATAATCAATACCCATCTTATCAAGATATTCACCAACCTCTGGTACAAATCTTTTTAAATGAGCTTCCCTATTTCTATATGGTACACAAACTCCTAGTTTCATAATGTATTTGAAATTTCTTCTTTAAATTTTGTCGTACTCCAACCATGAGAACGATCTATCCAATGAATAAGTATGCCCAAATCATCTCCTGTATATTTTTTATCTACATAATCATCTCCTAAAAATCTTACATCAGGATTAATTGATTTTAATAAAAAATACAATTCTTTCTCGGTATTATAAGTTAAAAAAGTAGGTTGGGTAAAAAAATACTTTAACATACTCTTACGTTCTTCTGTATTGAGTATTGGTTTTAGCTTTTCAGGTCGTTCTATTTGTGGATTATCGTGTAACAAAACATATTGATTAGTACACTTTTTATTCATCTCTTCAAATAGTTTAATATAACCTGGATGTACTACATCAAAGTTTCCACATATTACTCCTATTTCTAATTTACTTACTTCCATAGTTCTACTGATAAAAAATAATAATTTTCCATTTTTGTATCTGATAATAATTTAAATCTAACATTATCAATACCATCTCTTTTATAATCGGATTTTCCTTTTAATACTTTATTATAAAAGTGTAATTGGTTTTTTCGTGTATCTGTCCAAGTCCATTTATTTTCATAGAAACCATTTTCTTTATGATACAACAATTCAAATGTAGAATCTCTTCTCCAAGGAATTGGTATTGACATAAAATCACTAGCTTGTTGAATTGGTACTTTATCACAATCTATAACTTCAGCATTTCTACCCTTTCGGTTTCCACTTAAATCAGGAATATTAGAATAAGTTGCAGTTTTCATATCATAACATACTTCAAGAGTATGTGGTGCAATATAATTACCATAAGCCTCAGTAAGTCCCATTGATTTGTTTGTAGATATTTCCTTAACTTGAGCTTCTTCTAGTGAATGATTAAATATTGCAAAATAATCAATAGTTCCACCAAACGGTCTTCTATTATTAAATTCCAATGAAGGAGAATCACCCAAGTACATCTTCTTTTCAGAAGCATAGTTTATTAAATTACCAGGAAATTCAATTAAATCTACTAACTCTCCATCTTGATAAAATTTAATAATATTATCATCTTGATTTACAGTAACACATAGTGTAGTTTGCTTAGGAGGAGATATATTTGATTTTAAACTTATACAATCTTTATCGGTATTGAATACTTCAAATTTATATCTTTTATATGAATTATACGAAAAACTTAAATCATATCCAGGAATACAGAAAATATTATACTCATCTGATGCATATCCTTCATTACATTCGATTTCATTTGGCTCAAACGAACAAAATATAGTATAGTTTTTTAACCTAAAAGGTTTAGGTATAGTAACCTTACTAGTATATCCATTTAGTTTTAATGCGGCTGAAGAGTGTGAATTTAATGGTAGTTCTTTTTTGTTAAAATCAGTAAAGTTTTCCTTACATCTCCAAAGTAAATCATCATCCTCATAACCCCATCCCCAATATTTGTTAGAATAACCATTTATATGGTAATAATCATTTATTGGAAACATAGTAACACCACCAAAATATTCATCAAAAACAATACGTTTCTGTTTTTTGTAGTGATTTGATATAAAATTAGTAGCTAAATGAGTAGGTCTATCAACTATAGAATAATCGACAGCCGTACTTGGTATCATATCAACATCATGTAGTACTATGTAGTTACACCCAAGTTCCTTAGCTTTATTCACACCTATGTTTAATAGAGAACCTCGATTGAACGGAAGTTCATCGGATTGTTCTACTATAATCAATTCATAATCTATCTTAGATTTATTGAAATGATTTTTTATAGATGTTGTAAAGTGATTTAGGTGCGTTCTACGATTCCTATATGGTACAATGATACCAAGTTTATTCATCGATACTTATTTATTTTTTTAGAGGTTTGATTGTATTCTCATACCACTCAGACATGTACCACTCTAATCTGGGACCCCATGCTTCTTTATCAATCTCCTCTACCCACAATGTAAGTGCATCTAAGGAATTACCGATTTTTTCAAGTGCTTTTACTTTTCTTTCTTCTAGAATTTGTGAAGTTTCATCTTTTGCCATAACGTAAATTTATTAATTGTTTTTGTTTTTGTTTGTTGTATATAAATATATAAAATTATTAAATACTAATAATTTTTCTTGTTAATCTATTCCATTTTGAATAATCAAAATGAAACTTATTTTCTGTTTTTTCTATCATAAATTCTGGATTGTTGATATCTATTTTCCAATCATTAATTTCGATTGCTTTATACATCTTTTTATATTCTTTCCAGAATGAATAATCTTCAAGTGTTTCAGATACTTCTTTTAAACGTTCTAAAACAGTTGAATCCCATTTAAAATGATGAACTTGTACAAATCCCTCACCTCTTCCAATTGGGTATCTGAGAGGGTGTTTAAATCCTTCCATACCCCATACATGAGATTCGTTTATTATTGCATAGTGTTGACCAGGCGTTACATCCACCGAACCTTTCATTATACAAACTTTATTTGGACAAGCTCCACTCATTGGATATCTAAAATACCCCACAAGTGGAAACTTACTCCATATATCAGTTTCGTTTGTTACCAAAGGAAACTCTCCGTTCTCTCCTATCCTATCGAGAAAACCTCCTGTTATGAATTTCCATCCATTCTCCTCACATTCAGAAATCATCTCTCTGATTGGTTTTGGGTAAACATGGAATTCATCATCATCCGAAACCACCCACCATTCCTGAGGCTTTGTTCGTTTAACTTCGTTATATAATTGGGTTACTCTTTCCCAATTAAATTTTTCTTCTGTTACTATTTTATGTGGGGTTATTCCAAGAGATTTTATTTCATCTAAAATCCCATCGTTTTCATGTTGTCTATAAACAACAACATAAATTTCATCAACAATGTTTTTATAGTGTTCCATCATATGTGGAAGCATTGTAATGTTATGACCAACAACTGTAACTAAATTTATTTTTTGCATCTTTGTAGAAATGTTAATCCAGTTGAAGATGGTCTACTTTTAAGTATACCATTGTTAAAAAAATTGAAAATTTCCCACTCTTTATTTTCCTTTAATTCTGCTATAAGCTTAGAAGGTCCAGCTGCGTACTCATGGTGAAACTCATCAAGAATATCATCTGAAATGATATGTTCCTTCTCATATGATGAATCGGTATCGTGAATTGTTATGATACCATGTGGTGAGAGTATTTTTGAATATAACTCAAAATCATTTTTAACATCCTCATAGGTATGACCTGCATCTATGTGTAGATAATCTATCTTAATACCCTCCTTTACAAAAAAGTTATAGTAAGCATTTTCTGTTGTATCTAGTATGAATCTACACGGAAACGTTTTTCTAAAATATGAATCTTTATTGTTCCAATCCGTATATCCACCAACTCCATTTGAAGCATCAACTAATATGGTTGTACCACTATCACCCCATTCCATTGCTTTATCACCATCAAATATTTCTTGCTCATGTAAATCAATTCTTGCTTGGGACATTATTCTTGGAATAAATCCACCACCACTTCCTAAACATACACAAGTTTTTGCTCTCATGTATTGTATTGTACTATAGATTAACATACCATCTCCCAAATGTTTATCGGTAGCCCCATGAGTCCATCGATACTTAACAGGTGTTAATTCATCATATGCAATACCATTGACATCGATACATTCTTTCCTATTATTAGTAAAGTAATCTTTTATAAGATTGAAATTTATAATACTCATTTGTGATTATTGAAAGTAAAATTTTTGATAAAAGGGGGAAACCTCTAGTGATCTACTATATTAGTGTCTTAGTTATTAGTATTTCTTTTTTCTTTATATTCTCAGTTATTACCTACTCTTAGCGCTGTCCCCCAAACCCCCATGTTTATAAGTATTAAGTTTTTCACCAAACGTATATAAATATATATAAATATATTAAATAATTATGAAATATGTGAATTTATATTTTCTACCCACGATTTTCTATTATCAAAAGACATCATATAAGTTTTTAATTTTGCAAACTCTGCAAATCTATCATTATGTGTATCTCTACGTATTTGCTTAATACATTTATCAAATTCATTCTTTGTAGATGCTCTGTATTTGTAATCAACTCCCTTTGCCCAATTAGTATGTATTATTGGCAACTTACCATAATCAACAGCTTGAAAGATTGAGTATCCGAATGGTTCTTTAAAATATGCTCCATGGAATATTCCAAAATCTTTTCTCATAAAAGAATCAAGAATCTCTGGCATCCATTGATAAAATTTAATATTAGGAAACGTGTAATTGGTACTATCTTTTAAATTTTGAAAATCATACTTGCTTGATAAAATAAATCCAGAACTACCATGCATCCAATGCATACACTTTCTTGTTTCTGCTCTTGATGCAAACCCCACATTTTCAAAATTAAGACTATCGGTAAACGGAATATTATGTTTAAATTCATAATAATTAGGAATAGAATATGTGTAATTTGGAAAATCATCAACAAGTTGTGTTGGATTGTTTCCTATCCAAATTCTTTTATCAAATGATTGTACAAATTCTTTATAGAAAGCAGAATCAACTTTCGTATTAAATTGTAATCTTTTTAATTCTGGCATATGTGTTAGAACTTCTTCCATTTCACTTGGATATGCATGAACAAATATTAATTTAAATTTATTTTCATATTTCCAAATGTGTTCTCTTTTGTGATAATGAGAATGTAAATAGTATATCTCCGAACATTCTTCTAACAAATCAGTTGTTATTTCATTATCATCTCCATGAAAGTGCCAATCTAAATCACTTGGTAGTGAATCCGGATTAAAGTCAACAGGTTTTTTAGAATCAATTAATAACTTCCAATTTTTTCTAAATTTAATTCCCTTCCAAATATTTTCTATAAAATTATTTGTCCAAATATCAGCACCACCTTCAATTGTATTACCACAACCGGTAGTAATCATTAATTTTTTACCCATTTTTTTACCATCGGTGGGATTTCTAAACTTTTCATCAAAAGATAATTGATTGTTTATTTTAGAAACTAATACATCGGTATCAATATATTCATCTGAATTTATTAGGTAATTTACTAACGAAGATGTTAGTTCTTTTTTTTCTTTTTTGTATAACTTCATTAATTTTATTTTTAACCACAGTAGAGGTAACCATATACATCTTCCATTCTACCATTTGAATCCCATGAAGATGATTCCATGGCTTTTGCTACTGTATACGAACATTGTGTTTGTCTTTCTTCGTAAATTGGAGTTGTATCACCATTAAAGCCAGTTACAACCCACTCTGATGGTTGTTTCATTAAATAACCTGGTGTATCCGAAGAACAAAGTAAATCACCAGGTACAACATCACCACCTTGATTACACATTTTGAATCCTGTCACAGTATAATAAGAGCCAGATTGATTATAGTCTCTACTATCCCCAACAGAAGCTACCTTCCAAATTTCTTTAGAACCAGTCTCACTCGTAGGAATAAAATTACAAAAAGAATCCATAAACGAACCAGATGTAAAATAATCAGGTGGATTATTATTTTTAGAACCAGTTGATTCTCCAATAATCGATAACCCAGACGAATTATATTCTAACTCAAGTTTCTCCCATAAAATCCCAACAACAGAAGTATCTTTTGCCGTTGAAACTTTTTGAAGTTCGTTATTTGAATCTAACTTTACTAAATCACCTGATGAGATTGATACTGTTTTATCTTTTTTATATCGGTGTCCTAATGTTACAAGTTCTGCTAATTTTGCATTCACATTATGTGAAAGTATTCCATCTGAAATATAATTATGAACTATATCTAATTCATAATTCCAAACTTGAACTTCTTCATCAAAAGTTTCTATACTTTTTATTTTATCAATAATCAATTTTTTATCTTCATAAACATACAACTCACCACCAACTCCAAGTTCATCTATTGCAATCGCAGAGTTTGGATAATCAGGATGATATAGTAAATGTGAGTTAGAACATTTTAATTTTTTACCTAATTCTGTTTCGATTTTACTCCATCCTTGTACTTTATTGGTAATAATTTCATCAATTGATGACCATCCCCATTCTTTAGTTTCAAAGTTAAATATTTTGATTACATCATCTTCTTTTGTATCTTCTACATTTATCTCACCTCGTTTAGAAATAATTTTAGTACCAGGCAATACACAACTATATCCAGTTAAATTACTTGAAATACTCGATAATTCAGTATCAATATCCGCTTGCAAGCCTGAGAATGATGAACTACCAAATCTAGTACTAGAATTAAATTTAAAACCACTATTATCAATTGAAAAGATACTACTAAATGCAGCTGTTCTAGTACCATCAAGTACTTTCGCTTCTTTTCTAATTCTCAGGTCTGTACCAGATGGGTCAAATACACTACTAAAAGGTGCACCACCAACTTTAGCAGTAGTACCAAATGATGCAACACCTGAAGAACTTATATTAAAATCTGGTGCTGATATGAATCCACCTGAATTTATAATCATACCACTAGTCGTATTAGTTCCATCACCCCCACCACTTACAGTTCCACCTTGTAATTGAGTTGAGGTAAGTGCCCATCCACCAATAGTTCCTGATGTTGCCGTTATTGCTCCAGATACATTTACACCGGTTGCCGTTAAAACTCCTGCAGAATCTACTGAGAATGCTGGTGAAGAAGAACCTCCAAACCTCATATTTCCACCAGCAATATTAATCTGACCACCTGCAGTTGTAGTCCAATTCGCGGATTCTATTGTTCCTGTGGTGATTTTAGAACCATCAATGGTTGTTACATTTGCCATATCACTAGTAGCAAAACCTCCAGCATTAATTAAATTTTGAGCCGCAGTTGCTGCAGCTGTTGCAGTAGTTGGAGTTACACTAGTCGTACCATCTGTTAATCCGGCTCCTGAGAATGTTACCAATCCACTAAATCCTATTGCTTGTGTTACAGTACCAAATGTTACAGTACTTGCGTATCCAGGTCTATCACTATCCTCTGTTGCGGTGTAGTTTGAATACCAATATTTGTTAGAGTTACCAGATGCATAAGTTGGTGTTGCCGTACTCCAATTTGTTGTAAGTGATGTGAATGTATCTGGAAATGTTAATCTAGTTGCAGTAGGTAAAGCAGGTGCGGTTGCAGCTACATTTGCAAAGTTTACTCTACCTGTTACTGTTCTCAATCCATCAGCACCACCAGGACCTGTACCTCCATCAACTGCAAAGTTAGCAAATTGTGTTGCTCCTGAGAATGAACCAAATGATCCATTTACTGAAGTTCTTTGACTAACCCACACATATTTGTTAGAAGCCGTTGGTGTACCAGGAGTAGTTGTCCAACTATCTGTACCGGCTGCAGTTGGTGTAGTTGGAGGCGTTGATGTATTATTTAATAAGTATATAAATTGAACACCACCTCCTTCTGCACCACTAAACGATTTAGTTATTGTTTGTGTTTTAGTGAATGGACCAAATGCAGTTCCGTTTAAAGTTTTACCACTAATAGCGTATGATATGGTTACCGAATTAGCTGAATCTGACATTGCTGAGTGGTCTGCAACAAGTGCATTATTTGATGAATCTGTTATACCCCCAACCGTAATTCCTGTTGTAGTGGCTGCAACTGTCCAATGACCTGCAGTTGTACCAGCATTATCATAATCTAATTGAGTTGCTCCCTCATAGACACTTATTGTAGTTCCACTACCACCATGTGAAGAAACCACACCGGCATTACTTGCTGGTACTACGTGAGCCTCATTTGATAATATACCTTGTACATTTCCACTTCCTACATCTAATTGTTTTAAAGTAAATGTATCCGAAACACTACCATCAGCAGCTGCTGCGGTATAAGTTACAACCATTCCATCTACAAAGTTTGCACTTGTAACAGTTGTAGAACCACCACTTGTAGATACTGAGGTTGATGTTAATGTTCCAGCTGATGTGGTGAAAGCTCCATTTGCAGTTAAGTTTTGTCCATTTGCAGTTAATACAATTGAGGTAGGGGTTATATCACCATTTTGTGCTTTTGTAAATATATTAGATGTTCCACCAAGTACTACTGTTTTAGCATTATCCCCAGCAATTCCTTCTTTTGCTTTACTTATTGCCTGAGTTTTATTGAAACTAAAATCAGTTCCGTTTAAAGTTTTACCACTAATAGCATATGTTATTACAACTGAATCTGTTGAATCTGACATTGCTGAGTGTTGTGCAACAACGGCAAAATTCGTATCATCTGATATAGTACCGATTGTGAGTGTTGAACTTGGAGATTGAGTAGTAGTAACTGTCCAATGACCTGCAGTTGTACCATCATTATCATAATCCAATGCAGTTGCTCCTTCGAATACACTTATTGTAGTTCCACTGCCACCATAAGATGTAACCGAACCATCCACATCTGCTGGTAGTACATGTGCTTCGTTTGATAATATTGCAGTTACATTACCACTTCCTTCATCTAATTGATTGAATGTTACAGTATCTGCTATTGAATCATCATTACTATGTGCAGTATAAGTTACAGTCATACCATCTACAAAATCTGAAGCTAGAAGAGTTGCAGTTCCACCATTTACACTTTCTGTTACCGAATCTAGAGTTACAGAATCCGTTGCTGTAAATGAACCTGCTTGAGTTAAGTTTTGTCCATTTGCAGTTATTACTATTGATGTTGGACTTAAAACACCAGCTCTACTTTTTCTGAATATTGGTGATGCTGAAGTTAAGGTTACCGTTTTAGCATTTGTACCAACTACTCCCTCTTTTGCTTTTGAAAAACTTTGAGTTGTTGTACGTGAAAAATCATCTCCTCCAAGTCTTTTTCCTGATATAGTATAAGTTAAAACAACAGAATCAACACTCATTGCACTTGGTGCTGCTATGGTTGCCTTTTGTGTTCCATTACCAGTAACTGCTCCTTCTGTTAATCCACCAACATCTTCTACACTAATACTAAATTCACCATCTGTAGGTGTTCCTGATGTAAATGTTAAAATATCCGCACCTTCATAAACTTCTATTGTAGTACCACCACCTGTGAAATCCGATACTGAACCTTCTGCAGTTGCAGGAAATGTATGAGATGAATTAGAATTAGATATTTGTATTGCATCTTTTCCTGCTCTACCTTTAGTAATACTTTGTTGAAATGAACCACTAAATAATTCTCCATTCAGTTTTCTACCGATATATGGATATGCAATATTAACCACATCAGTATCTATATCCATTGCAGTATGGTCTGCAACCACTGCGTATTTCCCACCATCAGTTATACCACCTATTGTTAATTTATTAGCTGGTGTTACAATAGATGTAGTTAATTTCCAATGTCCTTGATATGGACTTGTTGGATTTAAGGGATTGAATTCTAGTAGAGTTGCTCCCTCATATATACTTAATTGTGTACCACTATTAGAAAAATCTAAAATAGAACCAGTCGCATCTGCTGGAAACATATGAGCTTGATTTGTATTTAAAATAGTCAAACCATCCGTTCCAGTATCTACTCTAATAATTGAAACGGAATCTTCAAACACAACCCCATCCTCAGAACCTGATACAGTAACTACCGTAGAAGTTTCTGAACCAGAAATTTCCTCTTTTGCAATTGTTCTTGTTAAACCAGAACCTACCAATGCAATTCCGTTTGTTGAACTAAAATTGAGTGATCCTGAGATGTTCTCTTTAGTTGCAGTAAGTGTTATTGAAGATGGAGTAATTGTACCATCTTTTGCTTTTATAAAAACTTGTCCTGATGATTGTAATGAAACTGTTTTTGCACTAATCCCATCTGCCCCATCAGAAATAATATACCAAGTTTCATTAATTGTATTTTTTTGTCCAGTTCCTGGATCCGTAAATACTGCAGTAACATTTATATCTTTAGATGCATATGCAGTATCAAATGCTATGTTGGTTTCATCACCATCAGCTGCTGTCATTACTATATGACCTGTTCCACTTTGTCCAGAAGTAGGAGTTGCAATTGTCCATTCATCTAAAGGATCACCAAAACTAGGTGTTATTCTTGTAGATAATCTATATTCACTACCTGTTGTATCAAAAAATACTGCAGTTGCCTTTAAGTATGATGGGTCATATGATGAACTTCCTACCAACCTTCTTGAAACTTTACCTTTAGATGCCACAAACGAACCACCACCAAGACCATCGGTAACATCTACCAATGCTATAGTATCAAGCAATGTTCCATCATTTTTTCGTAAATGATATGTTGCTTGTCCATTTATTGCACTACTATCAAGAACTGGATTATAAGTTACCCCATTTCCACCATCACTTGTTCCTAATAATGAAGTAGTAAGAAGAGTACTTCCACTATAAATTTGAGCATCTCCTTGAGAAGAACCACTTACATCAAATGAACCTGTTCCATCAATACCTTGTACTTGTAATTCTAAGGTAGCCGTAGGTATATATGCTCCCAACGTGGGTTTAGATGTTCTTCCTGCATTCTTTATTTGAGTACCTCTCAATGGTCTAATAAAAAATGTTGGTTTTACATCCTCACCAGGTTTTACAAATATAATACTTTCGGTATCTGCAAATAATTCTGTTGTAGAATCAGTAGCTTCTGAAACACCAACTCTGAATGAAAGTGGTGTACTTATAAAAGTAGAAGGTGGTGTAAATGTTGTAGTTTTACTATTAGCAGTATCTCCATCAGTAAACGATGTTTCATCAGTAAAATGAACTCCTCCACCTGTAAATTTGAATTGTGCATCTCTAAAATTAAGAGAATTTGCGGTCAGAGTTACAGAAGATGGAACAGGATTTGTTCCATCTGCATCATACATAATAGAATTATCACTAAATGATAAACCTACTTTTTTTGATGGTGAACCCTCTGCAGAAACTCCAACTATAAAATTAATTGTTTTACCTGTAAGTTCACTTCCTTCTGAATTTGTTAAAGATACTGTGATAACTCCAGTTACTGCCGTTCCATCTGTTGGTGTATTTGGAGTGATTGTTCCATCATTATTATTTGTTCCATTTGTTACACCAGTAATTTTAAATTTATTAGCAGTTACAGTTCCTGTTGTATATGTAAAATCAGTAGAACCTTGGTTTACACTAACACTTATATCTGATGGTGTACTAAATGTAAGAAAGTCATATTCTGAATTTACGGTTTGAGTTTGTGGATTCGCTATTATTGTTGTAATGGGTTTTGCTTCTCTAATACGAGATATACTTGCAACAATATTTTTAGTATCAGAAGTTCCTTCACCATCTGTAAAGTTTACTGGAATAGTAAGAGTTTCTGTATCAGATAACATATCATCCGCAGTATCACTAAATGTAATAGTATTTGATGATACTGTTCCACTCAATCCACCACTATATACCACAGTTCCTATTGAATCAAATCTATTCTCACCACCTTCTGTTGCTTTTACTTCAATAGTTTTAGGTGATTCAGAACCACTTCCTACTGAATTTGCATTTATTCCTTGTGATTGTAAGTTTACACTTACCTCTACATTTGGAACTGCTTTTTTAGATTTTGTATAAGATACAATTTTTTGAAATGATTGAGATGTTGAGTTATCACCTGCAAGATATTCTATATTTAAACTTAATGAACCACTATCGTGTTGATTTGGAAATGCAGATATACCATACTCAGATGTTGTTGGTGATGTTGATATTGCAGTTACATTTGTTTCTGTTATCGAAGTAATATCAAATGTGTTTTTATTTCTTCCCCCACCAATATCATCATGTTCTATTTGAGTTCCTCCAATGAACATTTGAACATTTCCTTTACTTGAACCAAATCCACCAGGTACATCTCCTGTTGATTTTGCTGGAAATGAAGTTGATTCATTTGAAAGTACAAGTGAAACTGCATCAAAGTTTATAACTGGTGATATTGTTATCTCATCTGAAAATGGTAAATCAAATTGGTCAGAACCAGTAAATGAATAAGTTGTTTCTGGAAATGATCCACCAGCAAATGATGAAGAATATTGTAAAGCTGATATTGTGTATGTATCAATACCTGTTCCATTATCAGTTACAGGTCCAACCAATGGTGGAGCTCCACTTCCTGAGTTTACTTCTATTGGGGTTGTTAATGAAAATAAGTTTTTACGTTGGGCTCTTATAGTTGCACTTTGCCCACCTGGTTTTGGTGAAAGAGTTGTTGGTTCGTATATAAATTGATTTACATTTGAAGTTACAATAAGTTGTGGTGCATTATCACCATCTTCTAATCTATATACAGTTTCAAATTCTTCAAGTTCTTCTATTGAAGCAGTATAAACAATAGAACCAACTGTAATAGAATCATCACTACCACTAAAATCAGCTATTTTTATAATTGCACCTGCTGATGTTACATTTGAAAGAGTTCCAGGATAAGTACCACTATATGATGATGGATTTATATATGCTCCATTTACATCAAAAGCGGATGATGCGTAAGTTACAGAACCTGTTAAGTTATTTGTACGAGTTTTAAATTGTATTTGTTGAAATGGTGGATTCCCTATTGAACCACTTGTAAATCTAAATGCATTTCTATCCGATTCAAATGTTAATAATTTATCACTTGAAGGGAAATCGTTACCACCTGTAAATGCTTTTGTTGAAGTTACATCAACAGGTATGTAATTATTATTTATATCATAAAACTCAAATTTGAAATCAAATGTTTCTATCGCAAGTTTTCTTGGTATATCTTGTATTAACGTAAACTCATCTGGTGAGAATGATGTATCTTGTGCATTCTTAAGAGATACATTAGAGATATACCAATCACCACCATCTATATCAAATTTTAAATATGTATCCGTAGCTGTATCGGTTGCTAATATATTTTGAGATACCGTTTGTCTTGTGTTGTATATATCAGAATTATCTATTGTTAAGAAATTCTGTTCATAATTAGAACCACTAAAATATGCACGTATTGATGGAGTACCCACCGAACCACTTTTTAAAGTTCTGAAATTAAGAGTATATTCAACTCCACTTGATATTTCAAAACTACCACTTGTAGATAATGTTTGAATACCACCTTCGGATTCATCATAATCTATTTTAACAGATGCGTTTAATATATCCGAATTGATTGTAACAGGATGGTCATCAGATGATGTTACCCAATAGTTACTTAAATTATTTTCATCGAATCTACCATAAGATAATTCAGTATCAGTTGTAGTTGTTATATCTTTTAATAATTCTGATGATTCTAGTTTTGATTCTTGCACAAATTGAAAATCTCCAATTGTGTTTCTTGATTTCCTAAATACCTTAACTCTGGCAACATCCCCAACAAAGGTTTTTAGATTATTAAAGTTTATTTTTGCAAAAGAACCTGTTAATGCAGAATCTGTTATTGTTTGTCCTTCTACGAATTCAAAGGTTGTTGTGTATGGAGCTGGAAAGAAATCACCAACCGAAGCATCACTTGAAGTAAATGGAGTATCAACCATCACTTCCTTATTACTCAATACTTCAATTACATTTGCAGAATAGTTTAATGATGGAACTGAAATTGTATTATCATCTACTGAAGATGTCCAATTACTAATACCATCCTCTATTTTTAATTTATAATTTACACCAGCTCTCCATTTAGATAAATCAGTTCCACTTGGTGGATTTTGTGATATACCTGATAAACTACCTGTTTGTGTAATTTGGGGAATATTTTTTGTAAATATGGGTTTTACGAGTTCATCTATTTTTACGGTAGGTCTTTTGTAAAATCTAACAATAGTTTCATTAGAAACGTTTTTATTTATCTGTATATTCTTTTCCCACTTTACATTATAAACTCCCTTCCACTCATTAGGTATATCCAATACCTCATCAAGATCACTTAAATATGTTTTTAATTCACCAAGAATAGTAATTTTACCAATACCAATAGATACATCATCATAAACATGTATTGCTATTAATTTAGAATTTCCTTCATAATATTCAGGAACTCCATCACCAGGTTCAAAATATATTGGATTACCATCCACATCAAGAATCTCTATTTTGATTTCAGTAGATTCTTTTAAGTGTTCAGAACCTTCAATTAAGAATCCATTTTTACCACCTGTTAAAGTTTCGTTTAATTCTGTAATTCTGAAGTATTCCGAGTTTGGTTGCTCATCATTTTCAAATACTTGAAAATTTGATAAGTTCAAAAAAGGAGCGTATGATTTAATTATTGCCATAGAAATGTATCTTTCCAATATAAATATTTAGAAAAAATATTTACTCATATATATCTATAGAAATCTATAGATAATGGGAAAATATACTACAATACAAATAAAGAAAGAGTTGTACTCCGAATTGAAAACTTATTGTTCTGATAATGGTTGTACTAAAAGTGGGTTAATTGAACAATTAATAAGACAAAAAATTGGCCAACCTAAGTTGACCAATATATTAAGGGTATCTGATTAATTGCGTAATATATTTAATATTTTACGTTAGAGAATCCTTTTTCTTTTTTGATTGTCATCAAGTCATCTACTACATCTCTCATAGAATCTATGTGTGAGATAATCATTACGAAATCAAATTGAGTTTTAAGGTATGTAAACAACATAAATAAAGATTGTAAGTTCTCACTATCCAAAGTACCAAATCCTTCATCTATCACGAGGAAATTAGGTCTAGGAAGGTTACATACATTTATAAGTGCAACTCGAATTGCCAATCCACTAATGAATCTTTCCATTCCACTACACATTTCTAAACTCCATCTCTGGTCTCCATACACAAGGTAAGCATTAATGTTCTTACCATCAATTTCCAATTGCATTCCGAAATCAACGATTTGACCTAATATATTGTTTACTTCTCCTTCAATCATCGGAAGTGATTTTTCAATCAACTCATATGATACTCCATCCTTTCCAAGAGCATTTAAATAATAATCAAATAATTTAGATTGAGATTCTAACTCTTTAACTTCTGATACTCTATCTTCAATTGTTTCCTTTTGGTTCTGTAATGCTGATATTTTACCATTTAATGAAAGAATTTCTGAATTGGAGTTTCTAATCTGTTGTTTGATTTTTTCCCAATCACTTCTAACATCTACAATCTCATCTCGTATTTCTCTATTCTTGTTAATTTGAGTTTCATTCTTATAATACTCTTCAATAAGTTGCTCTTGTTGAGCCAATTGAGTAGAATTACGATATTCTTCGGTTTCCGTTGTTGATAACTTGTTAATAAGTCCTGATATTTCTCTATCAATTTTATCTTCTTTGGATTTTGCTTCTTGAAAATTAGCCCATTCTTTTTCATATGGAACTAAAGAATCAATTGATAATGTTATTTCAAGGTGTTGTTGATTAAAGTCATGTAAGTAAGATTCACCATCTTTTATGTTGGAATCTACCTTTGCCTTCTGTTCTCTAATTGTTTGAGAGTTCTCCATACAAACATCACACTCCTCATCATACTTGTGAGAATCTAAGTGTTCTTTCCTCTCGTACAAGGAATCTAATTTAATTTTAGTCTTTTCAATATCAGATTGTAAAGTTCGTTGACTTACCTTATTTTCCTTTAATTTAGTAATACCCTCTTCCAAATCCTCTTCATCGAACTTATCAAGAATTTCATCAAGAGTAATTTGTAACTCCTCCCTATGTGTAATTCTCTCTTGAATTGAATTTTTAGATTCCTTTAACTCATCTTGTTTATTAGAAAGTATCTTTCTTCTTTTTTCCAATTCTTCAATAGAAACACCACTATCTGCATTTAACTTAACAATTTTCTCATTTAATTTGATTATTTCTTTGTTAAGTGATTCTTCTTTTGTCTTGGCAGAATCTTGCTGAATATCTAAAAGTTTGTATTCTGATTTCTTTTCTTTTAATTCAACTACAATATCTGCTAATTTCTGAGTGAAATCATCTTGTTTAAATTTTCTAATTAATGAAGCATTATCTCTATTTTCATCACTTGCTTGTTGATATAGTTTATCAAAAATATCAACACCAATAAATTGTGATAGAACTTCTTTTCGTTCACTTTGAGATTTATCAATAAATAATGCATTGTTTCCTTGTAAAGAAAGTGTAGTTAAAACAAAATCTTCAAACTTACCTAAATATCTTTCTATCTCTTTATTTGTATCTTTTCGTTGTTCTCCGTTTAATGATTGGATAACCCCACCATCTTCTTTCCAAAAGTTTACATCCACCTTAACAGATGTTCCTTTCCTAACATATTTGGCAATACGTTCAATATAATAATCAACCCCATCTATCTCGAAGTTAAACTTACAATAAAACTTATCCTTACGGTTGTTTAAGATGTTCTTAGAAACGTTTGTACGAGAAGTCTTATCATATATACAAAACGATAATGCATCGAACAGAGAGGATTTACCAGAGGCATTAGGAGCGAAGATACCAACGATACCACGAGCTCTATCAAATCTGATTAAATTATCTTCTCCATATGAAAACATATTAGAAAACTTAAAATCCTTTGGTGTCCATAGAATATTCTCTGCTATCTTAGAATCATCTATTAAACCATTCATTTGTTTATTTATATCTGTTATCTGATTTAATTCATCATCCTCTAACAAATATCTTCTTTCTAAATAATCTCGTATTAATTGGTTCTGAAATGTTTCTTCTTTAACATTACCAACTATGTTTTTATTTAGTTTACTATCCTGTTTAAGTTGACCCATTGTATCAGTTCGTGTAACTGTTACCTCTGCAACTTTAAATATTTTCTTTAATTCTGTAATACGAAGTTTCATTTCTGCTCCTCCTGTATTTGTAAATCGTAATCTTAATCTTGGATTCTTTGGAAGTTTAGTATTAACCTCATCATATACCCATTGTGGTATTTTTCCATCAACCACATCAACCGTTATAAAACCATAGTCATTATGAATATGATGTTCGGTAAATGTTCTTGTAGGAATATCCCATAATAGATATCCATGATTCTCTAACATCTCACCATGATTCTGTTGAACCATAGAACCTGCATATGCAACATGCTCATACCCTTTACCAAATGTTTGTCTTTTGTGGATATCCCCCAACATAGCCATATCGAATCCATCAAACATTTCCACTTGGAAGGAATTTGAAGAAACAACATATCCAATATCTGTTTGTGCTTTGTTTACCGGTCCATGAAAAAGACAAATTGTATTTTCACCTTCAACATCTTTTCCCTTTGGCCAATTCTCTTTCTCATCTAATATAGAATATACACAAAATGTAAGGTTATGAATGTTATACACTCCAGTATCTCTTAAATAATGAATACGTGGGTTATTTAGATTATCTACAATTGGAGTAAGTACATCTAATCTATAATTGTTATTTAAGTTACAATCATGATTACCCGTAATTAATATTGTTTCTCGTAGTTTAGCACACTCTGTTAGAAACCATGATATTTCTTGAAGTAACTCAGGACTCATTTCTGTTTTAGCATGAGCAATATCACCGGCGAGATAGATAACCGAATCTTGGATATCATCTTCTATTACTTGTTTTAAGAATTTGTTGAATACCAATCTGTATTCTTTGTGCCTTTGTAGATTTCTAATGTGTAAATCTGCAAGGTGGTAGACCTTATTTATTATCATAAACCTTTTAATTTTTGTGATATAATATCACTAAATCCTGTTTGTTTGGATTCTTTTAATTTACTATTGACTTCTGAGAATCCCATATCAGATGCATCTTTACCTGTTGGGATAATGTTTTTTGTTTTAATACCTTGATTGGTAAATTGCATTGTATAATGTAATGCCTGTCCTTGGGCATCTTCATCTAGAAATATATTTATAGATTTTACTCCTTTTTTATATATATTTTCATTTAGTTTTTTTGGTATAAACTTACCAAGTATAGGAATTGCATTACGTTTAACTGCCATCGCATCAAATACCCCTTCTACTAAGGTTATAGGCTCATCCCAATTGATTTGGTTTTCAAACATTATAACATTCTTAGAAACAGGTGGATTTTTATATTTAAATGATTCATCAGGAAATACCGAACGTGCAATAAAGTAATTAATCCTATTATCAGAATCATACGATGGTATGATAATACGACCTGCATAGTGTCCCCCATCACAATAACCAATGTTATATCTTCTAATATCTTCTGTGGTAAGATTACGTTGTTTTGCGTATTCAACTACCCTCTTAAATGTAGGATTAAATCCATCTGGTACTTTTAGTAGTGATTTAAATTCACTAGGTAACCTAAGTTCTACCTTTTCTTCTTCGGATTCTTTAGAGTAAACTACATAATCATCTCCATAGATTTCATATATTTTCTTTAACTTATGTGTATTTACATTAAGTCTTTTTAATAATCTTTGTATTCGTTTTCCTTTTGCATCACATACCCAACAATGCCATTGTTGTGTCTTTAAGTTAATTTGTAATTTTTTCTTATGATGATGACAAAATGGACAATGATGAGCTTGTTCATCGTTTTTCATAGATGTACCAATCCCCAAAGTATCATTTAATATATTAATAACCTCTTGTCTTTCGTGGTGTGAAAGCATATTTACACTTTTTATTAAAACAAATATACGAAATTAAATCCACATATCCAAGTCTTTTCTTGATTATTTTTACATCCAAACTGGCATATTATGATTATCACAAATCCATACGCTATCTTTACCCCATAAAGGAATTTGTTTATCTACACTTTTCTGTGCTACTGAATAATCATCAGTATCCGTTATATGGATGTATGTACCACTTTTAGGTGTTACTACTTTTACTGTGTATCGCATAATTTTACGTTTTAAGTTATTTACATAGTAAATATACGAAATTAATTTGATATATCCAAGTCTTTTCTGAAAAACTTTCCTAATAGGTTATCGTTTAGTGATAATTCATCAGCTAATACATTATGTGAAAACTGTTCTTGTAACTCATAATAAGTTAAAGATTTCTTATTTGAACAAAATTTAAGTATTTTTAATTCAAGTCTATCATTAGAAGTTGGATTCGGTCTTCCACCTTTATCAAACCAACCACTAACGGTTTTGTTTGAAGAACGATAATCTACCCAATTGGATTCTTTAGTAACCATTTCATAACGCTTCATTCTTTTATCAGTTAATGCAGCAGTTTCCTTTTTACCAAACTTTCTCTTACGAGTAGATTGTACTTGTTTTTTACCGATGTAATATTCACCAGTTAATCCATTTGTTATTTTGTATATAAACCCATGCGTACCTTCTGGCATATCATGTAGTTCATTTATTACTCTACCTTGGTAAGTCCATGTCATAGTTAAAAATTTTGAAATCATCTAGATACCTTTCTTTTACCCAATCAATCATCCACTCTTCTGTAAAGAAATTATTGTAATATTTTTCTTGATTTAAAGTAGGATGAGTATCGTAAATTGGATTACGGTTAAGATGCGGAATAGTTGAAGTACAATTTATTTTATTTAATATTTGTGTTACATCGTTCCCATAATTTTCATAATAGGCTACGTATGATATTTTTCTGTTTTTCGTCTTTCCTGCATTAATATAGTAACTTTGGGGAAGTATCCATTGATGGAATGGATTAGAATTTTTTAAAAACTCACCGAATGTATAGTTGTGTGTTTTTTTTCTAAGTTCATGGTTATATGCCGATGCAATTCGTGTGTATGGATTTCTTACAATTGTAAAAATGTAATAATCAGATACATCATCAACCCATCTAATAGAATCGTGACCTGTGATTTGATTCGTACCACCTATGTTTCGTATGATAGAAGATAATGATGTTCCACCAGTTTTAGGTATATGAATAAATGCCCATTTTTCAGAACTATTTATCAGTAAACTCAAGTTGTTGGTTTATCGTTCTACTGAGTCAGAATATCTTGTTTGGTTTAATTTACCACCACGAGCCGTTGCTAACGCTTTATCGTCTTTATGTAGTTTATTAACCATATCAGCTGAAGTTGGAGTTTTATCCGCCTTCGAACCATTCAATTTTGCAAATTCTGATTTGCTGTACAAGTCTTGTATTGATGCCATAATATTATTTTTCTTTTTATTTTTAAGATATATTAAAACCTTCCCATATAAATATGGTGAATTAATAAAAACGTTTTTGTATTTAATTATTAAGTATCTAGTCTAACTAAGAAATTGATATCATAATCAGGTAGATTCTTTATTGGTTGTGGTAACTTTGCTACTGCAATCATATCACCATCTTGATCATAAATACCAATGGTTGATATAAAAGGTGCTAAATATGAACCTGTTGGGTCGTATGATGCAGATGCATCGTAATCATCCCATGAGCCACTTATTGATGGATTATATGAACCACTAATATATTGGGATTTGTAGATATCATCAATTACTGTTATTTTCTGTGATCCTGAAACTATTCCGGTATCTGGTGTTATTTCAGTTTCGTATGAACCACTAATTTCCATAGTTACTGCCGATGGAGATTGTGAAACGTTAAACTCCCCTGCTTTGGCTGAAAGTAATATTTCTAATTCACTAATAGTTTTAGTTGATTTAAAATCTAATGTATAACTACTCATTTGTGTTGCAGTATCGTTGAGTATAACCAATCCTTCGGAGTATATCACATTACCAAATCGTAATTGATCAATATCTTGTCCATCAAACTCTAGTGCAACTTCAAATTGAATAGTACCCTCTTCAAAATCTATATTCATTACATAGATAGTATCAGTATCACTACCAAATGTCATCTTTACAAGTCCTGATTCCATATCCATTGCCGATACACCAGGTGATGAAAATAATGTTCCTGTAAATATTTCTCCTTCCGAATCTACTATAGTAATTTCATTAGTTTCAAAATCAATATTTGTTAATACATATTTTGCATATCTAGAAGTTAGGTTTCCAAAACCATCATCTGTATAATCAGTTTCATTTGTTAAATCCTTTAAAATAATAGATTTTGGTTTTATACCTTCTCCATATTTTTTCTGAGGTATTGTAATTACATATCCTGTTGTACCAATTACTCTTTCTTGGCGTTCACCAATATTTTCCATAACACCATGTAACAATAATGGATTGGATATCTCATCATAGTATTTAGATTTTATAGATTTAAATAAAGGATATGTATATAATCCATTCTGTTGAATAGCGGTTTTTTTATCGAACGCTCCTTCAGTAGTGAATGAACCCGATATTATGGGATATTCATCACTCGAAACTGTCCAAGCTTTATTAACTTGAAATGCCCGTTTGGAAATACTTGATTTTGGTATTGTCTTTAACATATGGTTTTAACTCCTCTATATAAATATACTAAAACAAAAAACCTCACTTTGTGGGGTGAGGCTTTTCTTTGATTAGGGGGTTACTAGTTTTTAGAAATCTAATTTAACTTTTATCAATACTTCTTTATCATATGATTTAGGAATCGGTTGTGATGTTTTAGCCACCGCAATTATTTCATTTGCATCATTCATCAATCCAATTGTTGTAATAAACGTTCTTGGGTCTTTTTCAAATGTTGGTTCAACAAATGAATTATCAGAACCAGTTACGAATGTAGGATTGTTTGAGAAGTTAAATTCTCTGTTTGTTGCTCTTACAAAGTAATGTGATGTAGAAACGTTTTCTGTTCTTCTTGCTTGGAAATCATTTCCACCTTTAATAGCGTTGTGTAATAAGAAGTGATTTTGTCCTTCATATGCAGTTCCTGCGTAAAGACCAGCTCCACTATTTGAACCACTATCTATTGATGTTCCAATTAAGGAATGTACAGCAGATGGGTTAAGTAGTACTAATCCTTGGTCTGGATAAAATCTACCCAATCCAGCTCCATTTGAAGCAGTTATAGAGTTAATTGTTGCTTCGTTTTCAGTTCCTAAATTAAGTGAACCACTTGCTACATTAAATACTCTACCTGATTTTCCAACATCATCTGAAAATTTCTTACCACTATCATCAATTAAAGTGTGTGTTCCTGTAGAACCACTTAAAATTAGTGACCAGTTTCCTGCATCCATTTTCTCTTTGTAACGGGCACGAGCTACATTAAGTACATAGATATCATTTGTGTTTGTTTCAGCACCAAGACTATCTGTGAATGTGAAAAACTCTTCACCTGCATCTAGTAATATAGATTTATATTGTGCGTAAGTTGCTTTACTTGCTAACGTTGATGAATCGGAAGTTGTTAAATCAACCGAACCACTTGCGTATTTATGTCCATATGCAATCGCATATTGTACAGCTGCTCCTGCATCAGTTGCCGGATCCTTATCATATACATTAACATAGTAGTTTTTACTTGCCTCTGTTTGTGTAGATGATGTATGGAAAGATTCTAAACTTCCTGTATCTCCACTCCAAAGACCAGTTGTTACAACTTCTATCTTTCCGTTTACTTGATCAAATTCACCAAATCTTTTATAGATACCATTGGAGATAGAACCTCCAGTTGCACCTAATTTATCTCCACCCGAAAGGTATTGATTGGTGATTTTCATTATTTGCTCAGAGGTCAAATTACCTTGATTAGCATCTAGATAGTTTGCTAATTCCTGTGATAAATTTGTTCCAGCTTGTCCGTTTATTTGTGCCATGTTTCTTTTTTCTCTCTATTAGTTTATTTTACTATTAACTACCAAGGTTAGCTTCATTTCTTATAAAACGTTTCTTTTGGATTACTTGTACTGGTATAGTTTGTGAACCACCCGTTTCGTTTCCATAGATAGTAATGGTTGTCTTGATGCTTTGTGTTAAGTTTGGATTTGGGATAAAAACAAAATTTAATCCTGTTTCAATAGCTGCGGTTGCAGTTAGTTCATCACCCAAAAATGTTGGTGTTGTTCCTTCTCCAGCTGCTAATCCTTGTCCAACTATAGAACCTGCGTTCTTGTTAGCTAATATCATAGTATACCCAGCTTGTGTATTTCCACTAGGTGAGGTTGTTGGAGAAAGTGCTACTTTACCAGAATCAGGAGAAACTCTTAAACTCGGAATTCCAAATTCTACTTTTGGAATCTTAACTGTTCCTTTTGGTAATGTTACTAATTTATATTTTAATACCTGTGTTTCATCAGGTGATGCTTCTGTAATTGGAATTGCTTTGATAGCTGCATCATAATAAGCACTACCCTTTGGATGTGCTGGTTCATATAATGTGTAATCTATCTCATCATCACCCAAGGCGAATTTTGAGATACTAAGTCCTTCACCAGCCGCTAGCTTTTCTCTACCTTTTTTGGTTAAGATAGCATCTACTGTTATTTCTGCGTTATTTAAATAAGCCATAATGTAATTTTCCCTTTGTTATTCAATATATAAATATAAGGATTTAATAAAATACCATAATTTATAAATTATTTTTTGTTATTAATCAACTTCTAATATTGGTTCACCACTTCCTCTACCACTATCAGATACTCTTAATGTATTTGGATTAGTTGTAAACGTTTGTACAGGAGAACCACCATCTAAAGTAGTTTTACTTGTTTGTTTAGAACCATTTGAGAATGAATTTTCCAATCCACTTGTTAAATCTCCAACGTTTCTGTAGTGATATGGTACGTAACCATTTAATGGTACAACACTAACGATGTTATCACCTGTAATTGAACCTGAATCTGAAAAGTTTCTAAAACTTATCTTTTTTCTTTCGAATGTTTGTGTTACGAAATGTCTTCCCATCGATGAATCTGATGAATTTATATTTTCTGGAACTTCTACTGTATAGCTTTCTGTTACAACATCAACCCTTTTTCTTACTTTGTAGAAATTATTATCGTTATCTATTTTAGTAATAATAGCATGTCCATTTTGTCCATACAATCCAAATCCAGCTACTGTTAATGAATCTGGTTCCATACCAATTTGATTGAATACATCCCCATCATACTCACCTTGAACAGAACCAGTAACTGCTGCATCTACTATAAATGAAATACCTCCCATATCAGAACCACTATTTATTGTAACAAATCCTTGTTCGTTTGTTAAGTTGTTTATATTCAATGTAGCATTTATAACTTTATTCGAACCTACTAACTTAGTTGAATCTGTTGAATCTATGAATCCATTAAAATCGGTTTTATCACCTTTCAGTTTGGTATCATCTTGTGCAGATAATTTACCTGATATAACATTATCCGCAGATGTAATAGTGTGTTCTACCTTCACCTCTCCTGCGTGGTTGTTGGGTGATGCCGTTGCAGGTCTTTGTTCTATCTTACTTCTTTCAAGAATGTGAGGTGAAATTAATATACCAGTTGCAACCTTTGCTCTTGCTGGTACTAAAGATTCCAACACATCAAATAAAGATTTATCTATATATCTAACCAATTGGATATATTCACCAATATTTAAGTTATATCTTTCAAAATAATAATTTCTTAATTTAGATAATTCACCATACTCTTGCTTAAACGCATCACCAGGATCTCCAATGTAATTATCTATTTCAAAACCACCAAGGGATTTCATAATATCTAAATTAATTTCTTTGGTAGGTGAGAAAAATAATCCTAATTTATCAGAATCAAGTGGTGCTTGGTCTAATGATTTTTTAGTAGCTCTACTTCTGTATGATAAATCTGTTATTTTAGTTTGGGTTTCAAATCTTACTTTGTTACCAGGTGCAAATCCACTAGATGGTACTTCTGCCGTTACATTTCTATCATACACAACATATTGATGTGGATAATCTGTAATTGATGTAAAGTTAGAAGCAGTTGCAAATGAACTATATGTTGTATCTATTGAAACATTCTTAATAGATGTATCTCCACTCGAACTTCTATCCTTTGGGTATTCAAAATCTAATCTAAACAACAAATCGTCAGTAGATGATGATATGTGATTTCCATTAATAGATTCTGGTAATAATGTATGGTTTTTAATTACAGATTCACTCAAAGGAGCTGACCATAATCTAAATTCATCAATAGAACCTGTTAAAGTAGAACCACCAATTGTTAATACATTTCCAGATTCCCATCCGTTACTTGCAGTTGGAACTGTAAATGTACTAAAAGTACTATTTCTTATTCGTCCATCCAACCCTTCTTTTAAATAAACAGTATAGGTATCATCTACACTTCCAATACTTCCTGTTATTCTATTGATTGCTATTTGTGTATATTCATCATTAAAGAATGAAACTTGTTCCGTTGAAGATGATACATAAGTACCATTACTTAATATGTTAAAGGTTAATTTAGCAAGTGAACCAGATTCTGGATAATCTATATTAAGATTCCATCCTGTTGCAGTTACTAATCTTTGGTCTTTTTTCTGGTCTGTGTTTATTCTAAACTCTATACAATCAGGATATTTTTCTTTATGAGATTTCCATGGTACTATTATAGAATCACTTCCTGTAATATTAATTGCAGATGTTCTATCCTCGTATGTAAATGTACTCGTTCCATTTCCAGGCTGTGGTCCACCAAACTCCATCACAGTCAACATCGATTGTGGTATTCCGTAACAACTTAATGCCGCGGATATTGCTCTTCGTGTACCTTTGTTTTTATGTAAATATGGTAAGTTATTAAGTAATCTTCTCCAAATTTCATTTTGTCTTTCCTTACCACTCATTGCGGTTGCAGTAGAACCATCTGAATTCTTACCAAATGCATATTCCCAAAGTGTTTGAGATTGTGCACCCATATCAGCATCCCATCCTAGGGATTCTAACATGTGATAAATTAACTTATCATTAATTCCGTTTTCAAACTTATGTTCTAATTGTTTTGTTTGAGATATTCCCTTTATATGTAACCACAACACATCAAAGTGTTGTCCTACCATATCAAAGAATAATGGGAAAGTAGATCCTTCTGGATCATTTTTTATATGTAGTGGTAGATTATTAACTAACCTAGAACTATTATCTGCATCGAAATTAGAAGCACTTGTAATTGTATCTTCGTACCATTTTAACACACTTTGATGTGATGATGCTGATAATTCATTTTGTCCTGCTCCTGGATATGTAATATTGCTTATCGATGAACTTGTGAATAAGAATTTTTCAAAAGAATCAAATCCTTTCTTCACATCATTTATCTTACCAAGTGTTCGTTGTGCTTCATTCCTTACTGCAACTGAACTAGTAACCCCTCCTATAAGATTACCCGTTGTTCCTCCAAAGTTAATAGAACTTCCTGATACCAATCCATCATATCTTTCCTCATATGATTGAATTAGTTTAACTTTATAAACAAAATTTTCTACCCTTTCTTCAGCAGATGAATATTTTACAAAGTTTTTAAAATCGATTGACCTACTAGGATGTTCTAATGAATACGTTCCTGTTGTTCCCTCACCCTCTATTAATTGTAACTCAGATGTAACAAAGTTTATATTTAAATTTTCTAGTGAGAATTCAGAAGATGATACAAATTGATTAACAACATCAGTTGATGTTTGTTGACCAGTTGCAATTAAATCATCCAAAACTTGATAACCAATTACATCATTTGTTTCTAATGCAAAATTAGGAGTTAATGGTGTACAGTTTTTTGAAATATCATCAACTATTGTAATTTGGTCAATTATAGGTACTGCTTGTAATTTTGATATCCAAAGAGAATCATTTAAACTAACACTAGGAGGAAGTGGTTCATATAGTTTTAAAACTAATGATTTTTGTACCTCACCTATTAATTCTTTTTTGTTATTTTCTGGATTAATTCTAAAATCTGAAAATGTTGTATCATCTATTCCCCACGTTGCTACTAACTTGTTATTACCTTCACCTAAATGTAGATAATGAGTTAAGAAGGGAGATATTGAATCCTCAAATATAGAAGGATCGAAACGATTTACAAATGCAGATTTGATATCAGAAATAACATCACCTCTTCGTAAATTTAAATCTCCTTTTTCAAAAGAAATACTAACCTTTTCAGTCTTACCTTCAGTTAAAGAATCACCTTCTGTATTAAATGGAACTAAAAGTAAATCAAATTGTATTACTCCCTTAACCTCTATTGGTTTAATATTTACAGAATTTAACTTTTGTAAAACATCCTTAATGTTAAATGAAGCTACACCAGATTCTGATAATCTACCTAATGATGCCTTAGAGTTTTTACTACCGGCATAAATGTAAATATAATTCGTATTAATAGATTGCCAGCTTATATCAAATGGAACATTGTTTCCTTTAAAATCTGCTCCAACAATATTTTGTGGATAGTTAATGTGTGTAATATCAGGACCAGGTATAAAAGCTCTACTTTCAACCGTTACTGATATCTTTTCATTTTGACTACTACCTCCCTTATTGGATACTGCTTGTAAGTAAATTGTATAATTACCAACTCCATTATAAAAATCGGAGTTTTTTAATGATAAACTACCATTTTTCTCAATTTCTCTTCTCGTTGTACCAAGAGTATAATATACTTTATCTGCATTAACACTTCTATATGGTATATTTACTGATGTGTTAGCTGCTAAGTTAAGTTTAACTCGATTGATATCAACAGCAATAGTTGGTTGAATTGGAGATGGCTCTACTGCAACTTTAGTAGCATTAACTACAACATTGGTTTGACCTGGAACTAAATCAATAGTAAGTTCTTTTGTCTTATTAGTTTGATTAGTTCGATTCTCAGGTGTGTTGTATGTAAACGTTACAGTATGTGTAAAGTCAGAAATACCAACAGAAGAGAATGTTACAGATGGTGGTATTTTACTATTTTCTGGAAGATATTCTAAATCAACATCCCCATCGTTTATTAAAAATCCACTCTTTCCCCATGATGTTTTATACTGAATTATATTATCAGCTGAAACAAAACTTTCTATACTTAATTCAACTGGAGTATTAACAATAGGATCTTCCTTTGGGTCTTCCTTTACAATAACTTTTGTTAAATCAAAATCTAAATTAGCAAATTGAGCTTTGTTAATAGTATCGGTTATTTTATTTATTTGATTTAAAAGTGGAATTTCTTTTCCGTTCTTTTGTAATCTAAACTCATAATAATCAAATTCTATTAGACTAACTGGTCTGGGTTTTTTTGGAATTCTATTTCTAGTAGGAGTAGAGTATCCCAAATCTCTACTACGTGTTCCACGAATATTTGAATCGTTGAATTGAAAATCATCATTTAATCCTGATCCATATAATCCAAATCCTCTATCATTGAACTGATTCCCACTTCCTCTAATGGGGATGAGTTCCCTTTCATCGTAATCAATAAAATCATCAAATTGATCTACCGTAGCTGTTACTAATGGTACTACAGTTTTAGTAAATTTTCTTTTTACAGAAAATAGTTTATATTCATCTTCTGAAAGATAACCTGCTCTGGCTATTTTGAAATACTTTGGTGTTAGTAGTTGTTTTCCAGTATAGGTATATATCTTAGCTGGAGTTGATAATGTATCCTTACCATCTACTACAATAGTACCACCATTAGTAGAAGTAACATTAACTTGTATAGTTCTACTTTGTGATAATACTGCTGGTGGTTTTGATGGATATTTACAACTACCATCACTAATAGTAGCTGATGGGTTATAGTTTGTTGCAGTTCTATCAATACATCCACGTATAACAGTTATATTACCTCTACCACCACCACCGCTACCACGGCCGCCACCTCCACCGAAGTTTCGTGTAAAGTCAACGCCTTCACCACCACCATTGAGGTTTCCTCCACCACCAAAGTCATCATTTTGGTTACGGTTGTATCCACTTCCTTCATCTAGGAATTCGTTTTGTCTAACTGCCATGTATATAAATATGGTTATTTATTATTGTTATAACATCCTTGGATTACGTCCTCTTCTGAGAACAATTTCTCTTCCATTACCATTATTCCTTCCCATTCCTCTATCATTGAAATAATTACGGTCTAAATCCTCTCCACCAATATATCCACCTGATCCTGAACCGGATCCTCCTCTATTAATCTGAATTGGTTTTGGTGTTGGTTTTGGTGGTGCTGGTCTTGGTATAGGTTTTGGTTTAGGTCTTGGTGGTACAGGTTTTATAACAACAACCGGTGGTTTTGGTTTTGGTTGTTGTGTAACACAAGGTCCTAACTCAATACATACAATACCAGGTCCTTTTGATATAGAACCCCTTTGTGCACATATAGTTGTTGTATCACCTGGAAGTAAATTAGTAGATGATTTAGTATTACCTACTGCATCTTTATATGTTACCGATAATGGTACTTGAATTACATCACGTGTGTATGGTTGGTAGAACTTATTTTGTTCAAACCCACCTATTCCATAATTACCTCTGTTTTGGTTGTATGAAATATTGCCACTTCCAGGTCCGTATCTTTCTCTGTAATCGTTATGTATTAAACCCATAGGAGATAAAGTTTGTTGCTTATTGTTAGTATTTCTAACACTATACATACGTGTTGTTGCTGTTTTGGTTGGTTTAGGTACTTCCCTAACATCTCCTACAAATTTGAAACTATTTACATCATGTGTAATCTGAAATGAATCATATTCAACCCCTTTAATAGTTTTTATATTTCCATTTTGCTTATATTTGATATTAGCAGTTGCAGACCATACATAATAGTTTTTTCCAACTGTATCAATTCTATCTTTATACTTACAAGTACCATTATCTTCAGTTGCATTTCTATTGTAATTAAGTGCAGATGAATCCATACAACCTTTTATTGTTGGTGGTACTTCTTCTTCTACTTCTACTTCCTTATATATACAACTACCATCATTATCTTGAGCTAATGGATTATAATTATCAGCCTTTGGGTCTGTACAACCTCGTACTCGTGCATTAACTTTATCTGGAACAGTTGAAGTATATGATGAATTTGATGTAACAGATTTTAATATCTGAGAAACCTTATCCATTGTTATTTGTTCTTCCTTACTTAATATATTATCTTTTTGTATATCTCGTTTTGGTAGATAAAAGTCTATACAATTAATTAAAGATTGTTGTGCATCTTGTTGTAATTGTGAAATTGATAAATCAATACAATCCGCTTTATCTCCCAATGCATTACCATAATTTACATCATTAATACTCCAATTTCTATTTGAAGCATAATAATTCATTGATTCAATAAATTTTGTTTTAACTCTGTTTATTAATATTTCAAAACTAGGTATGTTAAATTCTGTTTTAATTAAATTTATATATTCAACACCCTCGGATTCATTTCCCTTTGACATCAAGAAATCTTGTAATATTTTTTCTAAATCTAAATTTTCAATAAAAACATTTACATAATAAATTACATCATCTCTAAATGTACCATTATCAAGAAATACAGATAATCTTTTTTCTAAATCTTTGTTTTTTCTTTTAGCTCTATTCGGCAATAATCTAATCTCAGTTCTTGATGGTGAAATTTCATGTACCCATAAATTATTATCATCATCGTTTGCATCAGTTCCAACTCTTCTATTCAAAAGAGTTACCTGTGTTTTAAATATTCCATTAGAGTATCCTGCCTCTCTAATTAGTTTTTCAATATCTACTATAAATTCAGGAGTTCCATTTTTCTTTTTAGTAAATTGATTATCTGATATTATAAAGTAATCGTTAATGTTTACATCATCTAGGTAAATATAACGTACCATCTTACCATCATCACCTTGTGGTAATTGATTTTCACTTGAATCAAATAAGATAAATTCGATCATATCAGAACACCCAAGTCCAAAGTTAGATTTAGATATTTCTCTTTCAAATACCTTTCTATCCTCAGGATTAACTTTATATCCCTTTCTATCGATAATCTCTTTAAATCCTTCTATTGCCATTATCCTTTTTTATTTTTTCTAACCTTCCAAGTAAGATTTTCTACTTTTACATTACCATTTCCATCTTCAAATTCAATTTCTATTTTAAATTTACCAGCATAATCTCTGGCTTTGTTACCGTAGTTTTTTGGTTTTGGACTATTCTTTCCACCAATTGATTTTCTAAAGTAAAATGGTTCTGAATATTCTTGTCCTTGTTCAATATTTACATTTACTGATTGTTTCATTCCACTACTATCATTACCAAGACCTATTACTTTTCCTGAAATACCTCCACCAGATGTTTGTATTAATTTAATCTTAGTTATTTTCTTCCCATCATCTCTAAGATTCTTTACCTTTATTACACCAGCCTTACCACTAGAGTTTGCAGATTTCCTTGCAGTTGTCCATTTTGCACCGTTTTCTTCACCACTATCCTGGTCACTTACAACTGCAAAATAAACTTCATTACCAGCAGTTGGTGTTAATCCACTTGCTGCGGCCGCACTTTCTGCAGCTGCTCCTGATACTTGACTTGTAAGTTGAGCAACAATATCTTTTTGTACTTCTAGTAACGATTTTAACGTAGCTTTTTGTGCTTGTAATCCTTGAACTTGTGCAGTAAGAGATACTCTCTCTATACCTTCCTTAGTACCCTTAATAATAGCTTGTTGAAAATCTGATAATAATTTTGTAAACCTATCATTAGCAACTTCAGTTTCATCTTCAGCGGCGGCTCTTTGTAGTAATGCCGAATCTTCTGATACTTCAAGTTGTGATACAATACTTCTCAATTCTTCACTAATTGAAATCTCGTTATTTAACTGAACTCTTAAATCTTCAAGTTCACTCACCTTATCATCAAATCTAGCTTGAAGTTTAAGGTATTTACTTTTAAGTATGTAAGGAGCTTTTTCTGGCTTGGTTTTTTTTATTAACTCATCAACCTTTACATCAAGAGATTTTTTTAGTTCCTCTTCGTTATATTTTGGTTTTTCTATATAACCTGATGTTTCTCCACTAAATTTTTCTTGTTGTTCTGATATAATATCAAATTCATCAGTATCCATCCAATCGGATTTATACTTTATAGAATTTGGATTTTTTAAATCTCTTATTGGTTGTAACCCATACTTAACAAATGGTTTTTCTTTTTTTAACCAACTAATAGATTTACCTCGTTTTTTAAATTTAACAAATGTCTTTGCATCATCTCTAGATAATCCAATTGGAATTTGTCTACCTCCCATTTTGCGCACCATGATTGAACCAGTTTTTTTATCTCTGGTTTTATCTATTGCCTTAGAACCTTTTGATAAAAGTTCACTAACTCTAAAATCTTCTGGTTTAGCTGCCATCTTATAATTCTACGGTGAATGTTAAATCTTTATCTTCGAAATATTCAATCACGCCGTTTCTATTTATCTTTATTTCAATATAATAATCTCTATTGATTTCCCAATTTGTCAAATTTAATTTAAAGAAGTGTCCATTTGCATCACAACTAACCTTAGTATAGTTATCATCGAATGGAACAACCACTTCACCAGTTACTATATCTTTAATTTGATAATAAGTGGTTGTTGGTAAATATTTTACATCAGTATAAGAATATGTGTTAGTATAAGTTTTAAGAGGATATTTCTCTCTTGCAAAAACTCTGATTGTAGGTTTACTTCCTCTCTTATATGAAGTTTTTAATCTCTTGAAAGTTACATGTATATCATCTGATGTAAGTTCTGTAAGAGATCCTGTTGTATACGTAGAATCATCCCAACCAATTCTTAGTTTAGGTTGGTAAATTGTATTTGTTTCTTTAGAAAAGAATTTTAATTGTCCATAATCCTCAGTATCGTTTTCTAATTCCGAATCATGTTTTAATATCAATCCATTATTTGGAATCGAACCAGATATCCATGCTTGTATTGGGGTTAGTACATCCATTGTTATATCAGCCGATTGATATGAAAATGTTTGAGATGCGGATGATCCTGTTAGCCACATTCCTCCCTTACCATTGTGTGAACCGGAACTCTCCAATGAAGCAGAACCAATTAACCAATTAGAAGAAGATGTTCTTTTATTCCAAGTTGAACCATCGGTTGATATTTTATCAAATCTAGTACCAAGTCCAGCATCCCATGATTGAGAGATTGGATAAGCATATATTGTATAATCAGTTGGAATTTCTACGGATTCACATTCTCTAAGTATTAATTCTGCCGAGTGAATTTCTATTTCACCACTTGCATTTGAAGCAGATATATTATTTGTATTAAATTGAATTAATGAATGTGAAACATCCTTTAAATTACCATAATACGTTTTTGATATTTCCAATATCTCATCTCTACCAGTATTTTGAGATGGTTGTTGTAAATAAATTGTTGAATCTTTTGATGCTGTTACGAAATAGTACATTATACAACCCTCCCTTTTATATCTTTGTTAGGAAACTTAACTTCAAATACCGATGGATCTAAAGATGGATAAACCATTTTACCTTTAGTTGCATCTGATATATTATATGAGTGAGATGAGTAACTTCCTAAACATTTATTTACTATCTCACACTTTGGTACGGATTGAACTCCCTCAACACCTGCAATTAATAATTCTATTTCAGAAATATTAATAGCCATATTAAATGTCCAATTATCTATATTAAAATATTTTGCTAATGCTTGTTGTACCTTAACTAATACTTCTCTCTTATTATATCCACCATAAACTCTTATTTCAAAATCACATCCAATGTTTATAACGTAACCATCAATTAAATTAATACCATCGGTTAACATTCTATATTCACTAATATATGTTTTTAAGTTTTCTTTAACTGCTTGGTTTAGTGTTGATAAACTTTTATTACCATCATATCCAAGTATGTATAAGTTAATTGCAAATGGATTGTTCTTCTCAGTTGCATTACCTTTTTTACCACCTAAGAATTTAGTTACTTCGGATTTTATTTCATCATCTGTTTTACTAGAACCTCCAAGTGATTGAACCAATCCTGTAAACTCTTCAAGTGAATTTGGATTACTCAGTATAGAAGCTGGTGAGTTATTATCCAACTCCCCATCTGGTGCACAATATGCTTTTGCAATACCACCATATTTTGCTGGTAGTGATAACGCTCTTACTTGATAATCTTTTCTTGTTACTGCTCTATTCTGTGAACCAAAGTTTGCCAACGAGTTTTCTCTAATTTCGTCAATAGTATCAGCTCCTCTACCACCTGTTCCCGGTTCCTCGTTATCACAAGCTACTGAGGCTTTAGATGCTTGATATAATCTTAGTTCTGCTGGTAGAAATGATGTACCATCATCATCAAATTGAATTGTTTCAATATTATTTAATTCACCAACACCACAATTTGACTTAACTCCACCACCAGTTAAATAAGATACGGTAAATACACCTTTTGGAGCTTGTCCATATGATTTTGTTTTTAAAAAGTTTGAAGGATCAAATGATGCTCCCATTTTATCAATAGAAGAATTAAGACCTAATCCTACATTTTTAAAAGTAGGAACTAATGTTGAATCATCATCTGCCGAATTACCTGCACCGAATACAAGAGTTGTTGTATTAGTTGGATTTATTTTTGTTGTAAATCTTCTTGATGTTTTTAAAACTTTAAGAACATTTGGTACAGATTCTTTGAATTGAGCCAAATCTTTATCGTTTTGTTCTGAATTTGCATAATCAACATAAACCATTTCTTGTGCTAAATAAGGAACTTCATACCACTTATTACCATTAGAATCTCTTACATCATAAATATCGATTACATTAGTATCACCAATATCTATTTTAGAAAATTGTGATGGTGATGATCCGAAATCATATACAATGGTTTTTAATTCTGCAGATTGTGCATTTATATATTTTTTTAATAAATATGTTGTAGGTGCTCCATCATTACTTTGATATATTGAAATCTCTCTATCATCTTCTACTGAAAAATCTAATAACTCCGTTGTTCTAAACCGAGTACCACTTGAATTTGCTACAACAACCATTCCTTCTTTAATTCTCAAACAATATTCTAAATCAGGCCTTACATCTTCTCCTACTCCTATTGATGGTACTGTTTGGTATACTGCAAGTTTAACAATAGATGCTGCTGTTACTCTTGGCTTATAACCAAGGTACTCTGCTAGTGCAACTACATTTTGTTTATCTTCAGAATATAACATTAAAGACTCTTTCAATGAATCATCTGTGTAATAAGATAATACATCTCCAAGATATGATGCCATTTCTATGAACATCATTCCAGGAGAAGCTTCGTTAAAATCAGAATAAGTTTGTGGGAAATATGTTTTTGCGTAATCAATTAAGTTTTCTCTAAATTGTGAGAAATCTTTATTAAGGTACTTTATGTCCCTACCTGAATTTGATTTTTTTGTGGTTTGATTTAATGCCATTTCTTTTATGCCTCTATGTTGAATGTTAATTCTTGTGATTCAAATTGCCCACCAACTGAAAATAACAATTTTACTACTGCTCTATTTAAATCTTTCATCTCATCAGTCATTTGTACTTCTATTTCATCAATATCAATATATGGTAACCAATAATTAACACTAGTTGTTATTGCTGATTCAAGTTTTTCTTCTAGAACCCCCTCTACGAGTGGTTCAAACAATAAAGATGCAAGGCCAGTTCCAAAATTTGGCTGAAATGGTCTTTCTCCTTTATTTGTTAATAGTAAATTTTTTAAATTGCTTTTAGCAGCTTCAAACGAGGAATATGATTGATTAAACATAGTACCTCCTCCTGATTGTATAGGCAAAGTAATTCCATACGCGGAGTTCGAAAACTCTTCGGTATCTTTTACTATTTTCTTATCAAGAATGTAAGCCATTTATTTATCCTTATTTTATCTCTTAAACTTTTTAACAAGTTCAGAGTTATCTCTATTTAATATTCTATCTAAACCAGGTAACCCAGTCTGAACTCCTAAACCTGTTTTATTTGGTTGAGTTCCTTTTGTTTGATATCCCATTTTGTGAGCCATTTGTGCTCTTAATGCTTCCGTTCCACCTGCTCCTAAAGATGTTCCCATATTAACTGTTTGGTCAATATCTGGTTCTGCATCCATATAAGAAGGTATGTAAGTATTTTCTTGAACTGTTGGTTGTTGTGTTTGTTGTGGCAATCCATCTAATACAGATGCTCCACCACCTTGACCACTTCTCTGTGCTTTAGAAAAGGGAGTTGTTTGATTTAATACTTGATTTAATACTGGATTCTTTGAAAATGTTCTCTGTTGTGTTTGTACACTTTCTTGTATTGGAACAACTGTTTCTGATTGTTCTCTTCTAAGAACTTCATTTGCCATATCAAATGGATCCTGTACTTTCTTCTTTAATACCTTTTTAGGTGCGCTTGTAACTTCCAATAATCTTTTACTAACTTCAGCTTCTAAGATTTTAGGAAATGTTTTAGACAAAAATAGAGTTTGCTTTTTAGCAACTTCTACTTCAACGAGTGCCTTTATTACTTTAATTAATTGTTTGTTATTCATTTCTAATTCTTGTTATCTTACTATAAATATATCTTTGTTGATTTTATGGTTCTTATACACACGATGGAGGTACTACAAATCCTAAATATCTCTTAGGAACTTTTTGAAATACACCACAACCGTTTCTACTAAAACCTCCCCCACCTGTATTTCCTTCTATTGTAATAACTCCTCCTGTTTCGGTTACACCAGCAACAATTCCGATATGATGTGCATCTGAAGGACTACCATATAATACTGCTGCTCCTATCTTGGGTTCGGATGACCAGTATCCTTTTGATTTTCCCCAACTCATCCAATTATCACAACTTGCTCCACCACTTGGAGTTTCCAATCCAGCTTCTTGCCACCAAGTAGCAACCGCGGCTGCACACCAATAATATCCACTTCCACTCTTTTGTACTTTTGCTTGGTTATTTAATCCAACATTATCAAACATATCATCAATCCTACCTCGTTTGTTAAGTTGTTGTCCACCAGGAAAACCTCCATAGTTTAATCCAGGTGGTGTTCCATATTCTAATATACCAATATCTCTTCGTGCAATTGCAACTACCCTAGTTCCATCTTCACATTTATATTTATCTGGTGTATTTTCTTCAATAGCTGCTAACTCTTCATCCGATAAATTAACAGGTGCTGCATTTATTTCACCAGATGATATTTCACTTGCTTTTAATTTAGAATATTCTTTTGCACTCCCTCTACCATCAGCAGGTAATGATATATCATTAGCAACAGCATCAGCTTCTGCTTTTTCTAATTTTGCAGATTCTATTTGTGCTGGTGACATTAATACGTTGGTAACTGCATTTACCACTACTGAAAGTATTCTACTAAGAAAACTACTCTCATTGGTTGATTCTCCTGGTTTTGATGGTACTGCTACACCCGGTCCTGCAGGTGGAACTGTAAACCCAGTCCATGTTAATACACCCGGTGCAACAAATGGAGGTGCACCTGGATATAATGATACTGTCATATACAATCCTTGAATTGTTGGTATATGTGATACCATTGATGCAATAAGTTTATCTAAAAAGACACCACTATCATCAGTTGGGTTAAGTGGTCCTACAGGTGTCCAAGTTCCTGGTGTAGTTACAAATGCTGCAGTTGATGATATATTTAACATAGAACCCGGAGCTGGAATAATTGGTGGAATTCCCACTACTAATGTTGCACCTGTCCAATAACCCAATACACCCTTTCCTATATCATCAGCAAAAGTATGTTTTCCTTTTTGTTTTGCAAGTGCAGTTGTACATGCAAGTGTAACTAAAGTTTGCATTAATGCAATATTTGGCGTTTGTATTGGAATGTTATTTACAGTTTGTAACCCTCTTCTAATACACATATCATATTCTGAAGTAATCTTCTGAGCGAATTCAGGAAATGCCTTTATACCATCCTGATTTTTCATGTAGCTCATCATATTTGATTTGAATATTGCGAAAGACATGAGTTATTCTGTATAATTAAGTGTGGATAGTATAGTATCTAATTTAGATTTAATCTTATTGAAATCCCCACGGTTGTTCGGTCCCATCATTGTAGGTCCACATGGAGTTGAAAATATTTGAGCATTTATAGCATCACATAATTCTGCAAGAATATCAATAAGAGTTTGTCCTCTTGATAATGGTTCTGCAGTTGATTCGGTATTTAAATAGATTTCTCCACTTCCTCCTAAGAAATACATGTTGTTATCATTAGTAGTGGTTCTATATTCTCCATTTAAATCTATCTCAGCACCATCCAATCCATTGTCTATTGTAAGTTTACCATCTGATATAAATGAATAGTTTCCTTTAGAGTAAAATAACATTTCAGAATCCTTAGATGATAATATAATTCTACCACTATTAATAAGAACTTGGTCAGTTCCTTTTAATTCAGGTTCTTCTGCATATATTGGAGTAGTCTCCATTGGTGTATCAATCTGACCAGGAGTGAATTCTAATAAATGTTCTCCACTTGATAATACAATGATTGATCCATCATCAACAATATTCTCATATAAAGGTGTTCCAATTTTTAGTTCTTCTAATGATTTAGAACCTTGTCTGTTTCGTATTACAATAGTTGGTGCTAAAACATTATCTGTATTATTATATCCACTAAATCTTATTGATTGTCCAAATCTAGATTGAATAACCTTATCTCCTTCGTAAAACTGTAATGGGTTTATTTGAGTTGGTTCAAAATATTCATTTTCTGGTTCATCAGATGATCCTCCTGAACTATTTGGTGTACCTGTTTGTGATGTTGTTGAATAATCACCAGCTCCCCCATCACTAGCCTTTTCTTTATCAGGATTCATTATAGAATTTACATCCTCAATATAGTTACCAGTATTAAGAGTACTACTAGTAATTCTCCTATAAACAAGTTGTCCGTTTCCACGTTTAATTATTTCAACAGATTCACCAACTATAGGTAATTCTAAGTTTGCATAATCATGTGGTTCGTAAAATCTAAGCTGCTCTATTGGAGTCGTGTTATCATCCAACCTTCTAAGTTTTGCAAACCCTATTTCGTATGTATTTCTTGTATCATTTTTTCCAACTCCCAAATCTATTATAGATTCATGTTCTTCGTTGGTAATCACATCAAGCACAATACCCATAAGAGCAGGAGTCCTTGATTTCTGTGACCTACCACTAATAGCTGATGATTGTGATAATCTACTCATTGTTTTTTACTTTTTGTTTTAATTCCTCTACTTCATTGGTAAGTTCATCAACTTTTATATCTTGTTCATCAGCCACCTGTGAAATGGTTTCATCTAATTGTTTTAATAATTGTTCCTTTTCATCATCAGAAAGAAAACCAGTATCTCCATCTGAAGCTTGAGCTGCTCCTATAATCCTTTGTGCGATTGCAGCCATTTTTATAAGTGAATCATCATTCTTAACAGCCGAGTCAATTAAATCTCGTATAATCGGTCCCATTGCCATCATATCAGGTGCATGACGGACAAGTTTTCTCATCTCAGCAATTAATTCTGATATTCGTTGTTTCTTAACTTGTTGGTTATCGTAGATATCTTTAAACAGCCCACCTAAGTTCTTTCCTGGAAATAATTCAAATTCTGTACTCATAATTTTAACACATTATCTTGTATATAAATATGATAAACAAAAAAACCTCACTTTTTAAGGTGAGGTTTTCTTTAATGTACATAGGTAGGAAGGTGTATTATGCCTTCTTTTTCATGATATGGTATATAACTCCAGCTCCTACTAAACCTAGTAAGCCTTCATTACTTAATGAACCTAATATACCCATAATGTTATCCACTACTGATACTGCAGGCCAAAAAGGAATCGGTGCACCTTTAAATAATACTTCAAGTACTACCCCTAATGCGATGATACTAATACCAATTTCTGTTAGTGATTTTGCCCAATCACCCATTTTTTTTAGAAATTCCATATTGTTGTTCTCCTTTGTTTTTATGTTAGAATTGCATAACCTCTTCCTTATTTAAAACATCGGACATGTCTAGAATAACTATGATATATATGAAGTAAAAAGTTGCAATATATATTTAATACCCAATTATAGAAGTGTATGAAGGGTTTATATATTTATGTATAAAAAAACCCCACCGAAAGGAAGGGTATTTTGTACTAACCACTTTTTTATACGATTAGAGATTTTTGAGGGAATTTATAACCTATTATTAGTATCCTCTATCTTACAATAAGTATAATTTAATTAATTTAAAATTTAATTTATTTGTTTTTTACTTATGTAGTATATATCTCTATTTTAGAGATTTCTCTATAGCCTTCTTAACTGCGGATGCAAATGATGTTTTATTAAATGGCAAGTTCTCATTTTGTAAATCGATAAATGTAGCCTTAACTGTAGATTTAGCCTTGCCTTCTACCTCAATTATCTTACCATCTATATAGACTAATAGAGTAACGATAGTCTTTTTACTGACTTTAGTCCATGGACCTATTGATATTCCAGTTGTTGGTGCTTCTATTGAAGTTACTTTAACTTCAACTGGCTTACCATCTAAACATAAATCATACTTGTCTGAAATAACATCTTCCATCATTTGCTTAATACCAAATGTAATTCTTC